ACATGCTTTTGATTTGTTTATTTTTTCTCACTCTAATTGTTATGGGTACGCGCTCCCATCTTCTCGGTGCCATCATCGTTATGGCATGGACTGCATACTTCATGTGTTAAAAAACTAGAATAAAATTGGTTTATCATGAAAACGACACTACTTATCCTTGCCGCAATCCTTGCAATCCTTGCACCTTTCGGAGCTATCTTTGCAACCTTTCTATGTGAGGGGGAAATCGATTATTTTCAATTCATCTCTGGAATTGTAGCAATCATCGGTTCTCTCTGCTCTCTGATTCTGATTGTAGAAATTCAGAAGACAGTGAAATAAAAAACTAGCCTAAGATATTGACATGACGAAAACCAAATTTCACAATCAAGATGGTACACTCACTGGTTACTCCTTTGGATGCGGATACGTGGAGCTTTACGGCGGCAAGGGGGAAGCAAGAGCAACTCTTTCTCGTGAGCCTAACGACTTTCATGTCAAAGGATTTGACGAAAACGGGAAACATTTTTGGGAAGTCTTTAACCTTGTCAAAGATGCTCGCAAATTTGCTCGCAAAATGGCGGGGAAACTCACCAACGGTCCCCGATAAAAACTAGCGTAAGATTGAGCCATGCCTGACATTACTACCCTATCCGATAGCGACCTGCAAGACCTGATCGACTTCATGCAAGGTGTGACAAAATGACGCACCTTGCACCATTAAAAAACTAGCCTAAGATTATTACCGCAATGAAATATTCCATCAACTCCACTGTAGTCGTCTCCCCTATAAAAGGTGACGTTTTCTCTTACGAATTTCAAGGAACTGTCATCGACTTCATCAAAGAATCGAATACTTACATCGTTCAAGATCAAGACGATGACGTTTTTGAAGTCTATGAAGATCAAATCACCGCCTTGTAAAAACTAGCCTAAGATATTGACATGCCTAGATATTCTATCGAAATCACGTATCCCTCTGGAATGATCGCTTTCATGTCCTACAATGGGAGAACAGAATGGTGCTATTCACAAGCACGTCATCACATGAAGACATGGGTGCATATCCATGGAATCAAACCACGCCTTGTAAAAAACTAGAGTAAACTGATACCGTAACCAATACACACCATGTCCAACAAAACTATCATCACCAAATTCGTAAACGGCGCAACCACTGGCAAAAATTCCACTCGCTCGCTTTTCATTGAGGGGGATACGATTTACTCGTATGGGTATCACTTCCCGCTTGCTCGTCGCAATGCTGACGGCACTTTCTGGGTAAATCCTGACAAGTACAGTGTCACCACTAGCAAGCAGCAAGGCATGGTGCGTTGCGCCATTGCTCACTCTAACGGAAAATTTTCGGCGTAGTCATGGCAAGTCCCCCTCTCACTGTGGTAAGTGAGAGGGGGCAATCCTATTAAAAAACTAGCTTAAACTTGGGACATGACCGACTTGCAACAAGCTACTTACTGGTTAAAGACTCATTACAAGTTCCGCCATGATGGTTGGACTAAAAGACAATGCGCTTTGATGATAAGCCATATGCGCCCAGGTTTTTTAGACTTCATGATGAAGGTAAATAAGCCTGGCGACTTCGACATAAAAGACGGTTTTTTCCACTTCGGACAAATTCAAACCAGAAAAGACTTGGTGAAGTTTTGGATTCGTCAACTAAGACAGTTGAAAAATTCACCACAAAAGACAACAAAACGGAATTAAAAAACTAGCTTAAACTGATTGCACCATGAAGCCATACGCTAACATCCGACTCACTCAACGCGAGCGTCAAATTCTCGCAACTCGTATCCGCCTGAATCGTAAGCACAACAAGCAACGATTCACCCGTAAAGATGCGCACGACCTTGCTTTCATCCTTTTCGCGTAATTAAAAACTAGCCTAAGATACTGACATGCCTACTACACTTATCACTGGTAACACTTATCCCGTTAAAGACCAAATCAAAGCTTTGGGGGGGCGATGGAACTCAGTCCGCAAGGGTTGGGAAGTCCCCACTGCTAACGCTGAAGAAGCGCAAGCACTGGTGGAAAGCGCACCACGTTCAAGCGGTCGCAACGGTCGCGTGTCGTTTGAAGTCCGCACAAGCGGTGGCACGTTCTATCGCAACTATAACGGTCGCTGCGAAGATGCACCGTGCTGCGGATGCTGCACGTTCTAAAAAACTAGCGTAAGATACTGACATGTCAATCACTGCCATGCTCAAGCAAGTCCGCGCTTCTCTGAAGCAAGTCAAGTCCGCTATCCGCAAGGAAAAGCAGATTCAAAAGAAACTCATTAAAAAACTAGCCTAAGATAGCTGCACCATGAAAATCGAACTCGGTAAACGCTACGTGATGAGAAACGGAAACATCACTCCACCACTCCGTGCCACTAAGTTGAAGGGTACCTTGTACCCGTTCATCGCGGATCTCCCTGATGTCATCGGGATCAGTGAATGGAGTGTTGAAGGTTTTCGATACTCTGAAAAATATGAATCGGAATATGATCTTATCGCAGAAGCCTGATTAAAAAACTAGCCTAAGATAGCTGCACCATGATTTACAAAAATCACACAATCCTGATGGCTTGGAGCCTTGACAAAGGCAACAAGGGTTACGATGTCCTCACTAAAGATGGGAGAATCTGGTTTCTCACTCTGTTAGAGGCTAAAGCTTGGATTGACTCCAAGCAACTAGCGATTGCAAACCACCATAGCCCAATGAACGGGCTATGGTAAAAAACTAGAATAAGATAGTGTCGTCATGAAAATCATTCCACTTCCCACTAAGTTCCACGCTGGCATCGACAAGGGTAAACTTGTCGCTCATGAGTTTGTCTCATTCCTTGTGAATGAGTGCGGTGCTGTCAATACTACTGGCAAGCCGCTTTACAATACAGCGGTGAAAGACTTGCTGATTGAAGGACGTGCAATCACTCGCTGCGAGATTGACACGTTCAAGTATAAAGCACACTTCACCTTGGCTTAAAAACTAGCCTAAGATAACTGCACCATGAATAACATGAACACCACCACCATCACTGCCGCTCACGTCGAAGCTTTCCTTGCTTTCATGTCCCCTTCAGCGGGACAAGTGATTGAACTCCCGAATGATCGGGTGCTTCTCCACTTCACTGAAGACGGAACAAACCGTGTCGCATGGATACCGCAAGGCGCGAGCATTCACCCGATGAACGTGCAAACGATGAAGCTCACGCATTTGAGTGCTGGGGAGCTTGCGATTGTCCTTGACAAATTCAAGAACCCAAGGACTGCGAAAGTCCTCGGGCATGTCTAACATCTAGCATCTAACGCCCTCGTGTCCTAACGGATGTGAGGGCAATTAAAAACTAAAGTAAGATAGTCCTGTCATGATTACTGTCGATCAATACAATGCCATCAAGAAGGAACGTGCGCAAGCCGTTAAACTCAATGCTTCCTATCGCATGAGCGGACAAAAGCACATGCAAGTCCCTCTCCCTGAGCTTCCCCCTAAGCCTAAAAAATGGGTATTAGAAGATCAAGAAGGTAACTATGAAGGCACCTTCTGGGACAAAGCAGAAGCAGAAGATTGCGCTGAATATAACGGTTTCAAAATCTTTGAAATGGATTTTGACAAGTTCATCTAACATCTAACATCTAACATCTAACGCCCTCGTGTCCTAACGGATGCGGGGGCGTTTTTTTATGTACTCGCATTCTAGTTTTTAAGAGGGTGTTTTTAAAAACTAGGGGGGGTTGTTAGGATTTGCTTCTAGTTTTTAAGAGGGTCGGGGGACGGGGGGTTGCCATGGCAAAATAATTTTTTATATAATTCTTGGAAATTCGACTATTGAAAAAAATTTTTTTATTATTTTTTCGGGATTTTTTCCATATTCGCGCCCTCCTCAAAAAATTTTTTTTATTATTTTTTCGGGATTTTTCTTATAGGAATTTCAACCACCTAATGAGTTCTGCTATTTTCACCATGCAGTCTCCTATGAGATTCACCCATGCTACCATTGTCCCTATTATCCAGAGGAAAGCAAAAATCTCATGTTTATCGTTTCTATCCATTACTCAACAATTTTTTCAATTTCTCTTCTGCGTCTTCCAATCGGGAATGAGTCCATCCTTTGGCTCCCCATTGTTCGTTACTTGGTGCATATTCAGCCGCTGCTACTTCGTTACCCATGATAGTTCTTCCATCATGACTTTGGATTTGGATTACTTCCCAATTCTCATGTTTATTTCCTTCTTGGGTTCCTTTGAAGATTGCGAAGTCTCCCTCTCTTTTGTATTGGTAGAAAGTGTATCCGTTCTTTTTATATTCTGTCAGGATTTTCATTTACGTAATTTAGCATAGAGAATCCTTTTGTCAATATCACATAATGGAGATTGTTCCCATGTGTTTACCGATCATGATATTGAACATTTCATCTAAAGCATATTTGAATTGATTGAGATATTCCCAAGCTTCGTCTTCATCTTCCAACCGATAATTACGTGCTGTGGATTTACCCCATGCTTGTCTGTTGGTGTCTTGGAGAAATTCTGGAGGATCATTGAATTCCAATTCTCCATCATGTAGTAACCAATAAGCGAATGCTTCATGATAGAATTCTGCGGGTCTTACGAGTTTCCCCATTCTTGCACTACGGAATTTACCGATCTTTTGGAAGAAGTCTCTTATATAATAATCAGATGAATAACGTAAATCTCTGGAATTACTTGTGTTGATATTATAAGCTTGTTCGAAAAGATTTTTGAGGATGTTTGATATGTTTCTATTGATATAATTCAAATCGTTATATCTTTGTCTGAATGTCGCAGCGAAAGCATGTCCTATTCTATGAGCGATTGTCCATGGAGTCAGAGGGACTTTCTCGGCTGCGGCATTGTTGGTGAAGAAGATGGTGATTTGATCTCTTTCTGGTTGGGGGTAATCTCTACCAGCTTCCAGACCAAGATTTTCTTTTAGATATTCGGGTGTGACTAAACCTTTTTCTGCTTCTTTCCATGCGTTTGGTTTCTTTACGAAATACAAATTGAAATCCCAATTACCAATTCTATTGAAAGTGTTTTCGAGCTTTTTCAAACCAGCAGGAGATGACAAGATACCAATGGATGCTTTGTCATATCCGTGTCTGTTCTTTTTATCTTCCCACTTACCAATCTTTTGTAGATTGGTCAGAGCCATTTCTTGGTAGATTTGTTGTAGGGAGATTTCGTCTTTGTTCATTCTATTATTTAATCAATAAAGTCTCTATTTCATTTTAAGGGAATAGTTGTTCTTGGTGGAAAAAATAATAAATTGCTGCTTGGGAAATAATCAAAATCATGAATGCCGCGATTACCCATCCTGTGGGGATAAGAAAATCGGTATCCTGATACATCGTCCATTCATGAGGTTGGAAATCTTTACGAACAATTTGTTTTAATTCTGTTAAGATATCTCCATTTACTGGTTCCGTCAAGAAAAGGGTTTGGATATTTTGTTTCACTAATTCACTCTTCGACCATCCAAAAACATAACACCAATCTGAGGGTGCGTTTTTAACACCTCCATGGCAGATCACCAGATCATTCTTTTTACCGTTTTGCCAATAAGCCTGAATGTATTTCGCCTTTTCAATACTATCAGTCTTTACTAGGATCAGGTTGACATGTTTCTGTGGTCCGAGCGCACTGTTCATCTTATCCCAATTCCAAATATTGATTGCCACATCACCAATAATTCTCGATGATCCAAATGTGGAGTTCTTGGGGTATTCAGGTAATCCCATCTTTTGCGCTTCTTCTTTGGATATTTTTTGATAATTATGCAATGTTTTACTATTTTTCAAAGGATTGGACCATGTTCTGGTTTCCGTCAAGGGGTAATCACAAAATTCAGGATCATCATTCACCCAAGAAATATAATCATTTCGATCACCGCTATCGTAATTGGGTCGATAACCCTTTATTACAGACACACCGTGCTTTTTGGAAATCTGATCAAAGAACCAAGGCTCAATGTTGAATTCTCCAAGAGTCGTTTCCACATACCATTTAGGATAATGTGTTTCATGTCTCGTGACCAATCGAGTATGAGTCTGACTTCTTCCATTACTATCGGTCGTGGTATATGTTTCCAATTCCTGCCATTCTGCTTCCCACTTGGGAATGTGAACTGCTTTTTCAACTTTACCTGAATAAGTCTCTGTATCTCTTTGACTGGAACACTTCGACAAACCCAAGATCATCGAAATTGTCAGCAGAGCAGCGGCGATTCCCACACCGCTCTCTCTGATATCAATTGTATGGAATTTAATCCATGCGAAAATCCCTGCCGCAACAGGGATAATCATCAACAAGAATAACCAATATCCAAATGTCATTACTTGATCCAGCTTGAGTTATCTTCGCCTGTTCGGAAATTCTCTTTGGTTTCCGCACTTGTCACAATCACCACTTGAATCTCTTGTTTACCAAACATTTTAAGAATCATTCCTGATGGGAACTGAGTGATCATATCGTCTCCTTGTCTCTTGATTTCCAAAAGACGGGTTTGAGAGAATTGCCAATCCTTTCTACCAGCGACCAGAATGTTCTGTAGATTCGCCAAAGTCTTAACTTCGGTAATTGTCGGCACTGCTTCACGAACCATACCAACAGTCACCAATTGACCATCTCCTGCGGTGTTGCCACCTCTTGCCTGAGCATAACCCGTGATGATATTCGTCAGAGCTTCTACTTCCTTATCGGAAACCGCTGCTGCTTCTCGAATCGCTTTTCGTGTATTATCCAATACGTTTTTATTATCTTCTTGTGTAGCTTTCGCCAGATTCTCCAATTTCGTGTAGCTATTGAAGCTACCGATAGCGGAGAACAAGAAGATAAGACCAAGGAAGATAAAGCTTCCAACAACAACCAATGATGTAATTAATGTTTTATTCATTTCGCAAGTATCTTACTCTATTTTTTATGGAAGTCAATAGACTTGACAATTATAAAAACTAAGGTATATTCCAATCATGAACGCAAACGAAGACAATTATTTATTATTCATGGGAGCATTTTATTATCCACAGAGAGCATGGGATGATTATGTAAATTCTTATCCCGATCTGGAGTCTGCACGAGAAATAGCCAAATCGAAATTAGAACCATTCGAATTTGATTGGTATCAGATCGTGGATATTCGAACCCGATTGATTGTGGAGGAAGGACAAGTTGATAAAAACTAGAATATAATACTGACATGATCACGATACAAACAATTATTTCAATACTATTTTTTCATTGGTTTTTTGATTTTTTTCTTCAAACAAGAGAGATGGCAAATAATAAAAGTAAATCCAATTTTTATTTGGGGCAGCATGTGGGACTATATTCCTTCGGCTTGTTATTAGTGGCAAGCTTTATATTCCCAAATAATGTTATTGAATGTCTATGTTGGATTGGGATCAACGGTGTTGCGCATTTCCTCACAGATTATGTGACGAGTCGCGCATCATCCGCTCTCTATAAAGAAGAAAGATTTCATGAGTTCTTCTGTATAATTGGGCTTGACCAGCTTATTCACTATGTTACATTATTTGGAACTTACGTTTGGTTGAAAAATTAAAAAATATGAAATTATGGGAATTAAATTATTCAGTAGTGGGTCATCAACACCACAAACACCTTCTTATTCAGTGGTGAATGTTTTTGAAAAAGAAAAATATGTCTCCCCAAATCCAAATCCTTTTAAATTCAAAGTTCTGAAAGAGGAAAGGTTAGACAGGGGGATGATTCTTTTGGTGAATTATGAAGGTTGCACAACATTCAATGGAAATAAATTACTTTTACTTCGTTGTAAAATCGACCTGAAATATTTTGGAAAACTTGATCCACATATTTTGGGGGATGATCATATCGTTTGCGCTCGTTTTGAACCTACGGAGCAAGGATGGGAAATGGCGAGAATGGCTGCGAATTGTCTTTAAAAAACTAGAATACAATACTGACATGAAAGACAGATATACATTATATACAGAACTTAATGGAGATCAATGGATTTCCGCTCCCATGAATGGAGGAGACGTTGGTGATCTTTCTGATATCGTGGAAGAACTTAACGCGCTTTATGATAAAAATAAAGCATATAAAAAAATAATTGAATCATATGAAAAAAGACTTGGACTTGACAAGCGGGTCGAATACTCCCGATGAACTTCACAATTTCATCATTGCTCACACTTTGTAAGAAATGACTCGACAAATAAAATTTTTATGATTAATTTTTTTTCCAATAACCTCTTGGTGGTTTATTACCACCAATTTTAAGAACTCTCTTTTCAATTGCTTTATCACTGACTCCTAATTCTTTAGATATTTGAGATGTCGGTTTTTCCCAGACCATTTTCATCAATTCTTCATTTGTCGGCCAAGTTATTTTATTCTTTTTTTCAACACTGTTGAGATTTTTTATAAAACAAGATTTACATTTTGTAGATTTTTTATTGATAATATCACCACAATCCTCGCAACGATTACCATACTTATCACTCTTTCTCTCGTTCGATGTTTTAATACGATGACAATTAGGACAAATAAATTGTAAATTTTCTAACCGATTATCATGTGGATTAGAATTAACGTGATCAATATCTAATGTAATCGGGTTATCGTTCCACACCGACAAACCACATATATTGCAGCAGTATTCAACGCCATGATAAATCATATAATCTTTTAATTTTGCAGATTTTAATCTGTTACCGTTCGGTAAAGGTTTATCATACGATAAGATTTGATAGCTTCGCAACTGTTCACCTTTTATTTTATATCTTTCTTCATCAGTTAAAAAATGATCTGTTGAAATTCCATATTCCTTTATAAGATTTTTAATCCATGGATAAGACCCACCGTTTAATTTGACTCCCAAATTAAGAAATATTTCCGAATACATTCTTGAATTTTTAACAGCGATTTCTATTTCTTCTTTTGTATATTTACGATTCTTTTTCATAATTATAATTATTTAGTATGTGGGTTCGATTTATCAATACTTGACAAATCAGAATCTTATGATTAAATACTTACTCAGTCGCGAGGCAATCAGTAGTGGTACTGAAATAGTCTCATAAGCTAGGCTTCGGTGTGGATTAAACCCCACCGCAACCAAAAGCGTCTATGATGTAATCGTTAGCATCCGATCCTTCCAAGTTCGGTGTGTGGGTTAGAGTCCCACTGGACGCTCCATTTCATCAGATGAAATTTAAAAAATTACGAAAGAAATTTAAAACGGATTACTCAACTTGCAAATGGTTGAAATGGTTTAAATGGAAAAAAACTTGTAGAGATAAAGATTATGATTAGAATTAAAATAATAGCGGACGCTTCATCATTCGGTGCTAGAATCGCACTATTCAAAGATGATGATAAAGTAACATCTTTAAATTATGAACTTTTAGATGATCTTACGTTCCTATCTTCAAAGGATACACTATTCAAAGGACCAGAATTATCATTGAAAGATGCAGTGTTTGAATTGGCTATAATGTTGAAGAACGATAGTCCAGAAAAATTGAATGATGTTTCAATTGATGAAATTGTGGAAGCGTTTGAAGCTTTAATTGAAAAATATAAAATCAAAAGATGGGATGGGGGATACCTACCCTTTCAATAATACATATGAATAAAGTAGAAATCAAAATGGAGAAAATTGAGATCAAATCTCACCCCCGTAAATTAAAAGGGGATTGGAAAATTGAAATTGATCCTGAACCAATCTGTTTGTATTATCATCCACCGATATGGGAAAGAGTATGGGATAAGATTCTGAATTTATTTGGTAAAAGAAAAAATCATATTTATGATGAAATCACAAAAGAATTTGAAAATAAAAAAAAATTGAAGAAAAAGACTTGAAAAAGTTACGAGGAATGCTAAATACTAATAACAACATGAAATACGAACAATATAATCAAAACAAGCCAGCGACACCGAATGGGTGGCGGCGTGAATGATTGTGTTTTAGTAAGACATATTGGATTTCGCGCCTCATCTGAAAAGATGGGGTTTTTTATTTTAGAGGTGAACGAAGCGACCTGAACTGCTAGAGAGTGGTGAAAGACTAATAGAGAATGTTGAAATATATTTTTATGGGATCATAATTCAATGGTAGAATAACTCCCTTTTAAGGAGTAAGCTGAAGGTTCGAGTCCTTCTGATCCCACCAATTCCCAAGTAGCTCAGTTGGTAGAGCAAGCGGCTGTTAACCGCTGGGTCGTAGGTTCGAACCCTACCTTGGGAGCCATTAATGCTTCTATCGTCTAAAGGTCAGGACAAAGGATTTTCAATCCTTAGATCGCGGGTTCAAGTCCCCGTAGAAGTACCATATGCCTCCATAGTTCAATGGTAGAACTCCCGATTTGTAATCGGGTGATGCAGATTCGAATTCTGCTGGAGGCTCCATTTTTTAATGCGTTAGCGGCGAAGTAGGAGAGTCGCGGCGGTCTGTAAAACCGCAGCCTTCGGGCTTAGTAGATTCGAATTCTACCTAACGCACCATTTTTAACATCTAGTCGTGGTGGAGAGGTCTAACACACCTGCTTTGGAAGCAGGAACAACGTTCGTTCGAATCGAACCGACTAGACCATTTTTTCAACGGGTCATTAGTTCAGTTGGTAGAACGTCTGCCTTGCAAGCAGAATGTCGTGGGTTCGAGTCCCACATGTATCCACCATTTTTTAATTGGGCGTTGGTGTAATCGGCTAGCACCGCAGATTTTGATTCTGTTAGTAGGGGTTCGAGTCCTCTACGCCCTACCACTCATATTATCTATCCATGGAACACGTGGAGGATTGTCCATCACTCTATCAACAGATTGTCTAAATTCCCAATCCCAAGTGTAACGATCCATGATTTCCTCATCAATTTCGTTTAATATCAATTGAACACATTTATCAACAACATTCTCATCATTCCATTCTTTCATAATATTACCACCATTGCGCTAATTTCATACACATCCTCACCTATGATAACTCTTTTGTTTTTCACAATCTCAATATAACCCATTTCCTTCCTCTGTCAATAGATTAAATAATACCATGCGAACATTTCTAGAATCATTCTACGATATCCAAGAGCTATCCCCAAATACTACACTCCAAGATATCATGAATACTCACTATCTTAAAGTTTATCGCTCATCGGCTCGACCTGAAAAAAATGATTATCAATCAGGTTCTCACGCAGGAACTTGGCAACAAGCCATGATTCGTGCTGATTACATGATCAACGATGAAGGTAAATTTGACAAGTATTATCTTTACGAATTGATTATCCGAATTGAGAATGTGTATCCCGAATTATTACCTGATGATGGAACAGATCATGGATATGATTACTCTAAGAAATTGGGGAATTATGATATCGCGTTCTATAAGAATACAGGAGAAGGTGATATCAGAAATGAAAATCTTTCCGTTATTATCAACAATCCTGATAGCGTGGTTGAATCTAAGATGGTTAGGGAGATTGATGGAGAGTATTTAACTTCCATTCAGAAAGAATTGTATTAAATAAAATAATGAAAAATTTCCATAAATTGTATCACAAACTCATGCGTGAGTATGTGGAAGATTTTGACCAGAAATGGGATAAAGCTGTTTCCGAATCCGAAGAACTTCAAGTTGCTTTGGATTTGATGAAGAATATCAAAGCGAAATTGAAAGGTGAAATCTATATCGTCGGTGGTGTTCCTCGTGACTTGCTCATGGGTAACGCAATTGATGATGTGGATTTGGCTACCAATATTCCCGTGGAACAATTGAAGAAACATTTTGAATTGAGAAATATTTCCAAGAACGATTCCCAACCAGTATATGCTATCCTCTGGAAAGGATATGTTTATGATTTGGCAAAATTCAGAACTGATTCTGGCGACATTGGTAGACAAGCCAATGTCTCAACCGAGACTGATTCATTCCAAGCGGATACGGAACGTAGAGACCTAACAATCAATTCTTTCGGATTGGATGAGAATGGTAAGATCGTAGATTATCAAGGTGGTCTGGAGGATTTGAAAAACAAAATCGTCCGTGCTGTAGGAGATGCCAAGAAGAGATTCATGGAAGATGCTACAAGGATTCTTCGTGTTTTCCGATTCGCCGCCAAGATGGATTTCGAAATCGAGGAAAATACTAAGAAAGCGGCTATCGAATTAAAGCATTTGCTTCAAGATCCAAAAGCGATTTCCAAAGAAAGTATTTCAAAAGAATTTTATAAGTCTGCCAAGACTGGTAGAACGCTTGCAAATTTCTTGAAGAAATTACAAGATACAAAAATCCTACATGATATTCTTCCTGAATTCACGCAGATGGAAGGTTTTGATCATGATCCACAACATCACCCTGAAGGAGAATCTCAAGTATTAGGACACATCTATGAGTGTCTGAACGCTTCTCCTTACAAAGACCCTGTGATTAATTTAGCTGTATTGTTCCATGACTTTGGAAAAGCTACGACTAGAGGTAAAAAAGACAATGGATTCAGTAGTTATCATGGTCATGAAGCTGCTGGTGTTCCTATTGTTGAAGGGATTTTCGAGAGACTAAGATTCAATGAACTGTCTCAGCAAGACAAAAAAAATATCTTAGCAGCGGTGGATAAGCACATGCTCATCCACAATCTCGATAAATTAAATATTAAAACACTCACAAAATTGATTCAAAACCCTGCATGGGAAACAATCAAAGCAGTTGGTTATTGTGATGAAGCATCAAGAGGTTCTGGTCTCTTTAATGAACAAGAATTTTGGGATAAAGTTAAAAGAGCCGAAGAAAAAGTGTCTAAGATTGGAGGCTCAGAGGATGAAACTAGAAAACGTCTGAAACAATATTTCAGCGGAAATAAATTGATGGAATGGTTCCCGATTCTTATTAAGGATAAATCAAAGTTCAGGGATATCACATCCGCATTACAAGAATATACTCTAGAAGAATTGAATGCTGGTAGAGAACCAAAAGAAGACGAAATGAAAACGATTGCCGCAGGTATTCTGAAAAACAATCAGTTTAATGAGTGGTTTGATTATTTCAAAAGAAATTAATCTTTATGCCACTTTTCCATTTTGGAATAATATTATTTAAGTTCGTGTAACAATGGATCTTTAGATGTGATGCGATGTTTTTTCCCTTCATCGTCCAAATAAATTACAGGATCTACCACAAAGATATTCCCATTCTCATCCATTAAGACATTTTCATCGTGCATATCTTCTACACGAATTCCTTTTTCTCGATTGATGTAATCGTGATCTGTTCCTTGAATTTTCGAATAACCTAATTTATTCATCAGTCGCTCAACATCTACGGGAGATGCTCCTTTGGTGGCTCTAACATGAGGTTGTGAAATAACTGGTTGTAATTCCCCGTCATTGATTACAAACCCCTCTAAAGCATATGGAGCTTCAGGAAAAGATGCGTTGTGTAGCGCAAGTCTATAGAAGAATTCTAAATATGTGGTGTGATATGACAAATTGTTCCTCTTAAACCATCTTTGGGACTCCTCATCGAAATAAACGTTGTTTTCCGCTTCTCCCTTTTTACCTTGTTCATACCATTTACGGTCGAATTCGTCATTGTCCATAATCAGACCAACTTGTTCAGCCCAACGGGTCAACCATTTCTCTTCTACTGGTTTAACCCGCTTTGCCATTAGATTCCTACCAATGACTTTTTTCTTGTATTCTTTTTCCGTTGTGAACTCTGGGATCGAATCATCTCGTATTGATTCATGGCTTCTGTAAGCGACAGTGGTGGCAGCTTTGAGTTTTTTTCCACCTCTTCCAGTATAGCCTTGTTCCGCTCCAGATGGGATTCTGTCAGGAGTGTATCGTGTTTGTTTTTCATAAATTATTTTGATAAAATTTTCAAAATTGATTAAATTTTTCTGTGGGATGGTTCTCATCATATTTATTTATCCATTCTTCCGCATCTATACGATGTTAATCTTTATGCCACTTTTCCATTTTGGAATAATATTGTGGATCTTCTTCAACATGTTGTTTAGCAATCGTTTTCGATAATTTCTTACCTAAAGTAGTCCTTCTTTTAGAAGGATTGACATGTTCTTGTTCTACTTTCTCACCTTTGGAAACTTCTGTTTTTGGAAGATTTTTCTTCTTAACTTTCTTGAAGTATTCATCAAAGAAATCTTGGAACTTTTTCATTTTAAATTATCGACGATTTTTTGAATTTCTTTCAATAAGATATGTTGACTTCTCTTACCATTTATGGTTTTGGGTTCTTCGACTTCTTCGAAGGCGAATTCACGCCCTTTAACTTTTGTTAAGAATGGTCCAGAATGTTGTCCGAATATACCTTTACCAACTACTTGTTTGACACCTAAACCAGGGTAAGCACCTTCGCTACCTGAAGTACCCCATAAATAAGCACCTTCTCCACCTGCTGGTATGATTAACACTGAGTCTTGATTAAACGCTTTACCCAATTTATATAAATCTTTAGCTAATTGACCACCATCATCACCCACAATTTTATCATTAACAACGAAGAAAGAACGTTCATTAACGTCTTTCGGGGTTTTATTATAATATTCACCGCCAGCTCTTCTAGCTAAAATTTCTTCTTTTTTATCATCATCTTCAAAATTTTCAATAAATGTTCCCAACACGGAAGTTATCGAATAACCTTTTGATTGTAGATATGCAAGTATTTTCTTATTATTCAATAGATTTTGTTTGTAAGGGATATCACCTCTAAAAGCCGTGATAATACCACCTGAGTGATTTTTTATTTTATTCAAAACCCTACTCAGACTACTTTCATTCAATAAATCTGAATAAATTTCCCCGATCTGATTTATATCTGTACTTTTCATTGCCAATTTTCCTCCATTTTTTTCAAATTATTTATCAACATTTCTAGGTTTCTAGAATGGAAATTACAATCGATTTTTGTAATCGCGACATGCTGATTTTTATCAGCATCAAAGCATAACGAATAATTAAATTTAGAAACGCCTTCCATATGTTCAACCATCAATATAAATGTTTCAAACATACCAGAAGGTGCCACATCAAATTTATCATCTGTTTTTACAAACTCCACACCATCAAGCTTTGATGGGCAATTTTTTTCATATTTTTTTGGATAAATTACTATCATCTTGCCAATTTCATGTAAACAACCACTGTCTCGGCATTCCTGTCAATATTACCATTTTCATCAACATAATAAGAAATACCGTTAAACACTGGATAAGGCATTGTATCATCATTTTTATCAGTGTCAATAACAAAACCATTTCTACTATAAAGTTTAAATAATCCAACATTTTTAATACCACCTTCACCATCTTGTTTTGCAAAACAGTCTAAACGTCTAACACCGTTCTTGATAGCACTTTGGACGATGGCATCGCCTGATGATTTCATATAAGAAAAAACAGAAACCAATTCGTCACCATCTTTGATACAATATCCACTGGTGTTGTTTGGACCAATGAAACATTTCATTTTAGCATATTCCTCTGGTTTATAAAGAGTGATGTTATCTCTAATACCTTTTGGAGCAGAGTTACTATCATCTGATCTCATATAACCATTGATAATTTTGTAAAAATTTCTCCAATCAACAGGTTTGAATTTTTCAGAGTCATCAGAGTTCAATTTGTAACCCTTTTTCAGTATTTCAGGGGATATTTTTCCAATATCCGAAAATGCTTCCCAAAAGAATTGATAAAATGTTTTCATTATATTATTTAACAATATTTATCATTAGGATGATCGATATCGAATTTTTTCAACAATTCTCTAGCATATTCAGCATCTATACGATGATGTATTACTTCTTGTTCCAATAGTCCAATATAAATAAAACGTTTATACGACATTTTACTCGAATAATGTCTCTCATAAATGTTCCTACGACATCGTTCTTGAAATTTAGCTCTCTCTAATGCTTCCAACCAATCTTTTGATAATTCAGGTAAATTATAATCTTTCATATTTTCTACATTATCGATTATCACCTGAACCAGAAATAACACCACGCTCTTGCCTTGATCTTAATTTTTGTAAATTAATTTCAGCGATTTGTTCTAAGGTATATCCAATATCTCTCGCCAATGTAGCACAATACCAAAGAACATCAGAAATCTCTTTCGCGATTTCTAATTTTTGTTCATCAGTAAACACACCTGCATTATCACGCAGAACTTTCTTAACTTTTTCAGCGACCTCTCCAGCCTCTCCAGTTAGTCCTAGAGTTGGATAGATGATTTTCTGTCCTTCACCGTAGACCGCAGTTTTGATTGCTTCTTCTTGGTATTCGTTTATTTCCATGGGTCAATATTACCATTATTCAAATATTTGTCAATCACCATGGTCAAGTAATCAGCAAACCAACAAATGGATGAAGAATAGAACCCCCAAAGAGGGATTAAGAATGGTGTGCCTGACCAGAACATTCCGAAGAAACATCCGACCCAAAATCCAAGACACATACAACATTTAAATAATTTTTCAAATAATTTCATTTTAGTCAAACGATCTCGAATAGGATTCAAGATTGATCCGTATTTCAGGATCAAACACGCACCGATTAATACAAAAGATTGGAACCAAAGACTCATCCAAGAATAAGCTTCTGATTATCAATAGTTTTCACACCATCGGAAATTAGAAGAGCTTCTTCTTTTTTAACAACGATCTTATTACCATCGTCATCTGTAATTTCCACCATACCATCTGCAAGTTCTTTAACTACAGGGCATCCGCGACCTTTACAACATAATTTAACGCTATTGTTTGATAATACTTTAATCATACTAAATTATTTAACTGAAGATCTGAGAAAGCAATGATTTTTTCTCTTTCAAATTATAAATAAAAACTCTCAATCTTTTATTTTTAGAATAATCGATCATATGCTTAGTGCCTTTCGATTCACCATCCCACACAGCAATTAAAGCATCGGCATAATCACCCATCTGCTCATTTCTACGATGACCAGCAGATTTACCAAATTTTTTCCAATCGGCGGGAAATTCTTTGATTGAAATATTATTTTCGATTGCCCATTGTTCTCCAAGTGTATCAACACCACGAGCTTTACCTGCAACGACTTCTGTGATTTCAGAAGACCACGGACACTCTCGTATTGCTGTAAGAACATCTTGATATTCGATATTATTACGGCTTCCCGCTATTATGGTTTTCATATTTTAATGTAAATTATAATAAGGTTCGATATATTCCAATTCAAAATCAAAAACATTATTTCTATCAAAAATATTTTTAAAAAGATAGAGAGCATATCCACCATGTCCACTACCGCAATATTTTTTAGCTATGGCGTTTGGTATGTTTGGTAATTCATCCATACCTTCCTCTAATTGTGTTTCGTATGTTAAATTGATAGCTTTCGCTAATAAAGAAATATCACTGGAATATACAGCTTCTTTGGCAATCACACTGGCTTGTGCTATCTTATCGTAATTTCTTTGTATATCTACTAAATTTTTAGTATCGTGATATTTACCAGTCCAATATAAACCCATTTTCCCATTTAAGAAATCTCCAGATTTTTTGATTTCTAATCTTGGTGTGTCACCAGAATTCCAAACGCAAACACCAGTTTCTTTTATAATAGCAGGATCTTGCCATCCTGCACCCATTTTTAACTCTTTTTCGAAGCTATCTTCCCCATTAAGAATTGCCCAAGCAGCGGAACCGCCCAAACCAGAACGTATGGGATAACGCCATTTTCTCAAAGAGACGAATGGGCGAATTGCGCAATTCACGATAAAAGAATCATTTTTAGAATTTTTCGGAACATCTAACCATCCACCAGCAAAATCAACTCTTAAAGGTAATTTCGAAGGTGCTTTAATTCTATTAATAATTGTAGTGGTGGAAACAGGATCAAATTTTGGCGGTGTCTTTGGTAATACTACATAAGATACTCCTGTCTCTTCACACAATTTTTTCTTAGATTCGGAATATAAATCATCTTCCGTGACTGCTAAAATGTCTGGTTTTGTTCTTAAAAAGTGTTGTTTGAAATCCAATCCCAAAACATAATGTTCACCTTTAACCACTTCATCAACACATTTTAAATTTTTCAAAATTTCTTCTTTATGATCATCTGGTAAAGAAGATTTTCTGTCTTTATGATTCTCCAATACCTTACTAGATGCAAAGCACACGATCAAATAGTCACCAAGAGCTTTAGCATCTTGAAAAAATTTAATATGTCCAGCATGGATAATATCGTAACAACCACTGACAAATACTTTTTTCATATTAATAACCCCAAGCTTTTAGCGTGTGTTCGAAAGGATTTCCATCAATATTTCTCACAAGCTGTAGCATTTCATCAGCGATTTCACGAATTTCTTTTTGCGCGTGTTCGCTGCGGCGAAGCTTGAGAAAGTTTGCAAAAGATCGCATATTGAACATAACATCTCCCTCAATTTGACTATTGTAAGTCTTAAAGAAGCGAGCGGATTCTTTTGCACGTTTACGTCCAAGAACAGGCTCAAGGTCTTTAAGACAAGCATGGTAAAGCTTATTACCTAATTCAGTATATCCCTCAAGAATTTGTCGCCATGTTTCATAGCCACCGATAAATTCTTCCACATCATTAGATTGAGGACGAGAAGCGTTGATCCCGATCCAATCTTCAGGAAGATAAAACTTATCTTCTTTCAACTCCTTGTATCGAGCAGACTCAGCATTAACAGAAGCAATTCTATGCTTGATCACATGGATATGACTAGCGATTTCAGTATCGACTAGGAAGTGGACTGTTCCCTTTTCGAAAGGTGTCTCATGACCATTACTCCATAGCATGTCAATCAATTTTGGAATGCGAGATTTCTTATCTTCTGTTAAATCGCGACTTGTGGATGTCCATGCACTACAAGCGATAATTTCGTCGCTCCCGTAATATCCTAATAGGGTTACTTTGTTTTTGTTACTCATATTCAAATTTCCTTCAACTTATCAGCGTTTTTTCATTTGTCAAGTTTTTGGTTAAATAATAATGTGAGTGCGATAAATAAAAAAGTTTTTCCTGATAAAGTTCGTTTGGAAGATTTAGGGATGGTGAATGGAACGAGAAAATTTCGTCTTTTGAAAAATTTCCGTTGTTACTATAAAGGTAAATTAATAACAGTCCCCAAAGGATTTATCACAGACGGTGTTTCCGCTCCGAAATTTGCGTGGCCTATCGTTGGACCATTTGGTTCAGCGTTCACCGCTGCTTTGGTTCATGATTGGTGTTTCTCACCATTTAATGATGAATATACATGGAGAGAATCTAACTGGATGTTTTTAGAATTGATGAAAGAATCTGGCGTTGGTTTCGCGAGTAGATGGGCTATTTATAGTGCAGTTGTCGCGGGGTCATATCCAATCTGGAGAAAAAGATTCGAAAACTACGGTGTATAAATAATATGAATTTCGAAGGTAAGCGTGATATTGTTAAGAGTGTCCAACAACACTTAAATTTGGTTGTTGATGGTTTCGCTGGTATTAAAACATGGAGCACGATAGAAACTCACCTAACTGGTAAGACGAATGTTAAAGGTGGCGTAAATGAAAAAATTAGAAATGTTCAGAAATTTTTACGTTTAAAACCTGATGCAGTGGACGGTCCAGTTACTTGGAACGGTATTGTAAATGCTTTGCATATTGTAAAAGCGAAACCGAATACTGATAATAATTGGCCTAAACAAAATTATTCAGAATTGGTAGAATTCTACGGTAAAGTTGGGACCAATCAAACAACCTTAGAATTACCTTATGAAATGAGATTAGCATGGGATTTGAAATCTAAAGTTACAAAAATAACATGCCACGAGAAAGTCAAAGATTCATTAGAGAGAATTTTTAAAAAAACTTTAGAACATTACGGTATTGAAAAGATTCGAGAACTGCGTTTGGATTTATTCGGCGGTTGTCTTAATGTTCGCAAAATGCGTGGTGGTAATTCTTATTCTATGCATTCGTGGGGAATTGCAGTAGATATAGATCCTGACAGGAACCAACTCAAATGGGGTAGAAACAGAGCAACTCTGGCAAGACCAGAGTATGATGCTTTCTGGAAAATAGTGGAGAATGAAGGCGGTGTTTCTTTGGGAAGAGAAAGAAACATGGATTGGATGCATTTCCAATTTGCACATTTTTAAAAAACACCCGCCAAAGTGCGCTTACAAGTAGAGGCGTGGCGGGTCTGTTAAAATTATTATTAATTTTTATTTGTCATTGAGAACTGCTGGTGCTTTCGATTTATAACCAAAAAATATTGAACCGTCAGCATTTCTACCAAATGAACTATTACGAATTTCTATTTTAAAAGGAATTCCGCAAGAATTTAAAATAAATATTGTGATTATCGAAATTAATATTTTTTTCATAATATTAATTATTTGTTTAATTTTTCTTTTAATTTGCTGAAAGCTAATCTTACAGCATTATTAATCTGATCGGAATCTCCCATACATTCATCTTCAACTTCTTGAACAATTTTCAAAATTCCTGTTGGTTCTTCTTCCTGTTCTCCGTAAACATTAGACGTAACCATTGGCGGTGCAACACCTATGGTTTGTTTATTGTAAGATAACTTCGTCCCTGCTTCTTGGGGGACTTCTTGTTTAGCGACTCTTTGTGGAGGATTGAACCCACTTTGGTATTCTAGAATCAAATCAGCGTAAATGTTTTGTAAATTTTTATCCACGATATTATTTAATTTGATAAGAAGATTTTCCATGTTAAATAATAATATATGAAAAAATGGCGTTATCGGAGTGAAGATGAAAAAATGGATGATGATGCTTTACTAAAAAGTTTGGTCATTAAATCTTTGGATAATAGTGATACAGATGGTGATACTGTTATTCAAGGTATTAGAATAATTAATAATAAAGTTTTATTTTATGCTGATGTTGATGAGGGTAGTATTTTAGAATTGAATAGAGTCCTTCTTCAATTAGATGCAAAATTACAGACTATTAAATGTCTGGATGAAAATTACGATCCGATAATTCATTTGCATGTTAATACATACGGTGGTAGCATCTTCGCTGCTTTTGCAGCAATTGACACGATTCGTCGTTTGAAATCTAAAATTTACACCTACGTCGATGGTAGCGTAGCGTCTGCTGGAACATTACTAATCGCAGTTGGACATAGAAGATTTATCGGTCAATATTCCCACCTATTAATCCATCAATTAAGTTCTGGTGTGTATGGTAAATTTGCAGAAATTGAAGATGAATTTTTCAATTGTAGTAATTTGATGAAAATCTCAAAAGATTTTTATAAAAAATACACCAAAATGCCCATGAAAAAATTGGAAGAAATATTAAAAAGGGATATTTGGTTAAATGCTCAAGAATGTCTTGAGTATGGAATCGTTGATGAGATTCTCTAAAAAAAGTGGTTGACTTTTTTTTGTTACGTGGCACTATTTAGTGCGACGAATGATAAAAAATTAAGAGAGGAATGAAGGGAGATAGAGAATAAATAATAGACGATTATGAGCATTTTTGAAGAACAAATTAGTAGGAAACCGAACAAATATCCATGGACAACACAATTTATTGAGGCTATGCATCAAGGCTTTTGGACTGATAAAGAATTCAGTTTCAAAGCAGATTATCATCAATTCAAAACAGTTTTGAATGATGAAGAAAGAGAAATTATTGTTAGAACTTTGTCAGCAATTGGTCAAATTGAAGTTGCTGTTAAAACTTTTTGGTCAAAGCTTGGTGAGAATCTACCTCACCCATCACTTTCCGATCTCGGCTTCGTAATGGCGAACGTAGAAGTAATTCATAATAATGCATACGAAAGACTCTTGGATGAATTAGACATGGAAGATATTTTCGAAGAGAACCTGAAACTTGAATGGATTCAGGGTCGTGTGAAGTATCTTAAAAAATATACACACCGCTTTTATAAAGATTCTAAAAAACAATATCTCTATGCGCTGATTCTTTTCACATTATTCGTGGAAAATGTTTCTTTGTTTAGCCAATTTTATGTTATCAATTGGTTTGCTAAAAATAAAAATGTTTTGAAAGACACTGATCAACAAGTGCGCTACACTCGTAATGAGGAAGCGATTCATGCCATGGTCGGTATGAAGATTATCAATACGATCCGTGAAGAACATCCAGAATTATTTGACAAAGAGCTAGAAGAACGTATACTACACGAAGCGGAACAAGCTTTCATTGCTGAAAGTAAAATCATCGATTGGATGGTTAATGGTATTGATGAGAAAGGTTTATCTGCACCAATTTTGAAAGAATTTATTAAAAACAGAATTAATGACTCTTTGGTTGGTATTGGATTTCCTAAAGTTTTCGAAATTGATACTAATCTTTTAGATGAAACATTCTGGTTCGATGAACAATTGCTAGCTCCTAATATGACCGACTTTTTCCACTCAAGACCCGTGGAATACGCTAAAAATTCACAATCTTACGACGAAGACGATTTATTTTAATATATGACAAGAGAAAAATACTACTGGTTAAATGAAGATTCTATCAAATTTTTGGAACAAGGATATCTCCGCGAGGGGCAATCTCCATTTGAAAGAATTGAAGAAATTGCTAATAATGCACAGAAAATACTCGGTATTGACGGGTTTGCTGATAAATTCGTTGATTATATGTCTCGTGGCTTTTATAGCCTATCCACTCCCGTGTGGATGAATTTTGGTAATGAGAGGGGTAATCCTATTTCTTGTTTTAATTCCCATATTGGTGATAGTGTTGAAGATTTCCTAATCAAGCAAGCTGAAGTTGGGATGATGACTAAAGTTGGTGGGGGGACTTCTGGATACTTTGGCGATATCCGCCCAAGAGGTTCTAAAATCTCTACTGGTGGTGTTGCGGAAGGGGCTGTTCGTTGTATGGAATTGTTTGACAACGTGGCAAAAATCATTAGCCAAGGAAGCGCACGTAGAGGCAGCTTTGCAGCGTATCTACCGATTGATCATGGTGACTTCGATGAATTCATGAAGATTCTTTCTGAGGGTCATTCTATTCAAGAGATGTCTATCGGTGTTACAGTTCCTGAAGGATGGATGCAATCAATGATTGATGGTGACAAAGAGAAAAGACGCAGATGGGCAGCAGTGATTAAGAAGCGTTCTGAGACTGGTTATCCATATGTATTCTTCACGGATAACGCCAATAACCAAGCACCTAAAGTTTACAAAGATAAAGGCTATAGAATCAATGCGAGTAACCTTTGCTCTGAGATTTTTCTACCATCAACTAAAGACGAGTCGTTTGTTTGTTGCTTGTCTTCTTTGAATTTGCTTTGGTGGGATGAGATTGAAAAGACTGATGCTGTTGAAACAATGGTGATGTTCTTGGATGCTGTTATGACAGAATTTATCGAGAAGACTAAAGGTGATCGTTTGATGGAAGCTGCTCATAATTTTGCCAAGAATCATCGAGCATTAGGTATGGGTGTTCTTGGATATCACAACTACCTGCAATCAAAAATGATTGCATGGGAAAGCATGGACGCGCATTTTGAGAATATCTCAATTTTTTCAGAAATCAGAAAACGTGCTGACAATACATCAGAAAAACTCGCAGCAATGTTTGGTGAACCAGAAGTATTGAAAGGTTATGGTCGTCGCAATACTACAACTATCGCTATTGCACCCACTACGAGTTCCAGCTTTATTCTTGGTCAGGTGAGTCCTAGCATTGAGCCTCTTAACAGCAACTACTTCGTTAAGAATCTTGCCAAAGGTCAATTTACTTACCGCAATCCAAAACTTGAAGAAGTTCTGAAATCCAAAGGTAAAGATGATAAAGAAACTTGGAAGAGTATTCTACTCCACGGTGGTAGTGTTCAACATCTCGATTTTCTCACAGAACATGAGAAAGATGTTTTCAAAACATTTGCAGAAATTTCTCAAAAAGAAGTTGTAATCCATGCTGCTCAACGACAACCATATATTGATCAGGGGCAATCTCTCAATCTCATGATTCCTGCTGGCACAAAACCAAAAGAAATCAATGAGTTGATGATCTTTGCATGGGAGCAAGGTATTAAGTCTTTGTATTACCAGCGTTCATCCAACCCTAGTCAAGATTTGTCAAGATCTATTATGACATGTAAATCATGTGAGGGTTAATTAACCACTCTCGGATATTTCTTCTCATGAACTTGTGGGAAAGAAGGTGCAATAGAATCGTGTTTATTAATACCATTCACATGCGCTTCCTTTCTCACATCTTTATTTGATGCCATGAGATTCAATGGTAAATTATTAAAATGGTGACTATGTGGATAGATAGTTATTAAATTATCCAAAGGTTCAGCGAAAACAGGGCATAGACCTATTCCAGGAACAACAGCGGTTCCAATTCTTAATGTGAGCGGTAAACTGGTTGAAAACTTACCTTGAACTACGGTATTTTCAGTTTGTTGAACTTCCAATGGTGCTGTTACATGTTGGAGATATGTTTCACCTTCGACAGATAAACCACCACCAACAATCAAATTATTTTTAACACCTAAAGACGATTCGACATATACTTGTCTAGCTGTTCTAAGAGTGATAGTCTTTAAGGATTGTATCTCAACACCATTCTCTGAACCTATATGAATACCATGAGATGAATTCAGAATTATCTGTTTGAATCCGCCTCTTAAAATAGTGCCACCCATTTCATATGTTCCAGAAGTCTTCATTGAGATACCACCTGAACCAACATTTCTTTTATACGAATTACCTATAATTTTCGTATCATTCCCACATGGGAAATTAGAAGAATTATCAACCTCTTCTAAAATTGGTATTGCGTCATGATTTTTATATGTTCCAGTATCAGATACGAGCATTTCAAATGGCTGACTTCTACCCTTTTCATCAATCTTAACAGATGGGTAATCATTGAACACTGCACCGACAGTTTCAAATTTATTACGCTTTGTAATCAGATGTTCGTCACCACCGTCACCCATTCTTCCTTCAATTTCAGTCAATATGGATTGTGCTTCCAACACTTGTTCTTCCATATTAAGAACATCAGCATTTTCAATCCATTTACCGTTTTCAGTGGAGGCAGATTTTTCAGCACCGAATTCTAACACACCTGGAGCTTTAGAGCCGCTATTTCCAGCACTTTTCGCAATATCTTCTTTTTTGATAGTCTTTATTGATGGTGGTGTACCTACTCTATTTTTAATTGGTTTGTAAGTGGCTACTTCATCGATATTACTGGTAACAGTTGGAATGCTTTGATATCCTGCGAATAAATTCTCCACTACGAAAACTTGTGATCCGATTACAGGGTTGTTGGAGCGTTCACCATCCATCTCGGTTGGTTGTCCATTTGGTAATGAATATCCACCTCTTTTTATTTTGAACTTGGAATTATTATCAGCGATTTTTTTGAAAACATCTTTCCATTCATCGTGCGCTCTTATCTCCGTCTCATCTTTATATCCTTTATAAATGTAAGATGTTCCACCGACTCTTAAATTGTAATCACCTCCGATAAACTCAACACTATCATTTTTGACAGTTTCAAATTTATCATTTTGAACCATTATTTGTTTATTATTGGTTGCAAGTTCAGTGTTTACATTATTGTTGATATTAAAATTACTACCAGATCTATGAGAAATATGAACACTCTCGTCGTCCGTTGTGTTGTTGATAACAATAGATCCACCTCTTTGATTTATAGCAAACCTATTTCTATATATTTTATTAATTACGGAATTTCCAGTATCAATAGCTGATAATGCTGATTGAGATGGTGTTGTGGTAGAATTCGATAGTAGATTATCAGGACATGATAATGATATTTGTTTAGGAATTACACAATCAGTTGTAAAACCTTTTTTATTTTTATTCGTATTAATATTATATTTTTTAGTGGCCATATTTACGTGTTTTCAAAATCGTTTGGATAATAAGGAGACATTCCCATCAAATTATCGGTTTTATTAACTGTCGCTAATCCTTTGAAATCTTGGGTCACGCCAAAATAAACAGGAAAATTTAGATCTCCTAAATAATGGAATATCCAAACTTTAGATCCGACTTCTGGAATACCGATAGCACCTTTCGGCTGATTCGTCATATTTTGAGGTGCGTATCCAAATGAATAACTATTACATTTCATAGACGATGATTCTAAAGGATTGGAGAATGGATCATTAACCATAGTAGCTCTGTTTTCGTAAAGACGTGCTGGTGCGCCAGAAACAGTATCAACTGGTTCTATTGGATCTGGTTTATTTGAATCATTTAATGGTGGTAGTAAAGATGGTGGTTCATCATCACCAGTGTCAATATTATCAAATTGATTGTCGGTATTTTCAGATGCTTCCAATTTTTCCAAAGAAAATATTTTACCACCCCATGAATTATTTCCACCAGTTCTTCTGTAAATATCAATTGTTTCTGGTAGAGGACCAGTTCTTTTATCATAAGATGGAACAGTATCACCATATTGTAATTCGAAAACACCTCTAGATGTTTTCACTCTGAACCAATCATTGTGTTGTAAACCTAATCTATCAGCCAAACTTTTTGTAACCGCTGCTGATTTACCATCTATCAATCGATTATTTTTATGTCCGATTCCATTAGCACTGTAACTATCTGGTGTGCTATCATCAGCATAGCCGTAATTTGATAATTTTATCGGTGGTGAAAATTCGACAACATTCCCCACTGTGTTAAATTCTGTTGGATATTGACCATCTTCGAAACCTTCGGCATAATTACCATCAGAGATAGTAGAATCTGTTCCACTTCCACTATTATACGATCTAGATCCTCCTGATTCACCCATCAAAGGGTAACACGGTTCAGCCCAAGGAATATTTTCAATCATTTCATTGAACAATGAACTATCTGACCAACTATCTCTACCTGGCGTTTTAACTTTAATATCATCTAATTTTTCAAACCATTCTTCGAATGGTTGATTAGATAATTCGGGAACATATACTTTAACTCTGTTTAATTTCAGAGGGTCGTCATTTTTTACAACAATTCCCCTATAAAAAGACTCATCTTGTTGTTGCCCTTGAATACCAGAACTGTTCTTAATAAACATAATATTATTTAAGAAAAAAGCACACGAATCAACCGTGTGCTTTCTATATAAAAATATTAAAATGGTTTATTTATCAATAACCAAGCAATCTCTTTCTACGAGTATCTGGTGTGGAAACTGAGAAGGTTGCAGATAATGCTGAAACTGGGACAGTTGTAACATTACTCAAGAATGGGAATACTGTATATGAATTATCAGTGTTTACAATCGCCATGTTAGTATTGTGCAACGATGCAGGAATATTAAACACAGAACCAAGCACATTCACTGTGACATTCGGAAAATTTGAAATGTTGAATGTTGATACAGTATTAACAGTAGTGCCGACTGAAATTTGAATAGAGGTGAATGTCAGACCTGCGTCATCACTCGACAGAGAAACAACACCCAATTGTCGTGAACCAACGACAACATTGTCACCTGATAGATAGGTCACACCTGTCGCAGAGAGTCTCGTGTCGGTAAGATTTGGACTGCCAGTTTTTTCAGCGGAAAGAAGATTTTGTTGGAACGTATAAATGCTCATGTTATTATTTAGCAAATTTGATCAAATTTTAGGAATAGACTCCACTCCTGATTCTGTTTGTATTTATCCTGCTAACTACTAAATACTAATATGGATACTGTTATTAGAGAAAAAAGGTTATACATCGTAAGAAATTTAATCAACGGTAAAGTTTATGGTGGTAAGCATTACTGGCAACCCAACACGAAATATATGGGTTCTGGATATGCTCTCAAAAAAGCTTTTTTAAAATATGGTAAAGAAAATTTCAGCATTCGTTGGTTAAAATTGAAAATAAAATCTTCAGAGCATTTAGATCAATTGGAAATACGGATGATTCGTTTGTTGAAATATATATTTGGTAATAAATGTTATAATATTCAAAAAGGTGGTTGCGGTGGATATTTCACTTATTATATGAACGATGAACAAAAACAAGAAGTGTTTAAAAAAATTAGCGAGGGTAAAAGGAGACAATATGCAAATGGTTTATCCGAAGAACAATTACTGGGACACAAGAAAGCAAATGAGAGTAAAAAATATAGAATGGATAATGACCCGAATTATTACGATAAAGTTTATATTGAAGGTAATCGAAAAAGAATAGAGTCCCTAAAAAAGCGTAGAAAGTTACAAGGTCCAACCCAAAAAGAAATAGATCGAAATAAAGATTTGATAAAATATAGTCAAAAAATAACTACTTATAAAATACTATTTCCAGATGGTAATGAAATTGTCGAAACGAAAACAATTACAGAATTTATGGATGTGTATAAAACAGAATATAATATATTTATAGATGCCAGAAGAAATGGTAAGTTCGTCTTCAAACGAAGAACATCAATGACTAAACACCCCTTTCCACCAAATACCGAATTGTATATCATAAATGAGATTCGCGGTTGTGATGTGTAAACGAGAAAACCGCGAGTTCTTCGGCACTCGCGGTTTTAAAAGATTGTTTGGTTGTAACTACTTGAGTTTCAACGATTTATAATAAATTATAAATATGTCGAAATTGAACCAGGAGTAAACGCAGTACCAAGACCTTTGACAATGATCAGGTGATAATAAAGATTAGCACCGAAGATATTGTTTACGATACCATAACGGGTCATGAGTCCAACGCGAGGAGCGAAATCATTCGGTCCAATTGTGCGTTGCACCATAATCGGGATGTATGGGCAGTAAATAATACCTGTGTCATAGTATTCAGAACCTTTGTAGCCCAAGAGAGCGTATTCAACACCGTTTGGATTGTTAGAAGAGTAACCTCTATTTCCATACAATGAAGAGTTCTGAACTTCAGTCCGAGTATCACGATAAACCGTCCAGCGGCTACCAACAGTACCAACTTTAGCAATACCTACACCAGCCGTGGAAACAGTTCCATTGATTTCAAAAACTTTGAAGTCAGGAAGCATTTCAAGGATGCTGCAAACACGAGGAGTTGCGATAACAAAGTTAGCAGCACCTCTACGGTTACGAGCAGCCATACGACCACTTTCGATAAGCAAGCGTTGATAGAAGGTAATATTTCTTTCAGCAGTCCAACGACCATCCGCACTAACAGGACTCCAGATGGAGAAACCTGCTCCAGGCCCAGCATTGAAGGCGGTTTGGATCATACGCATTACAACTTCACGGTCGATTTCAGCTTGGATCTCATACGACATAGCATTCGTAAGTTCACCATCGATATCAATACCGTTCATGTTTTTAATGTCTTGTTCCAACTCGACCGACCAACGTGTAGCCAATCTACGTGTACCAGCTTCAACAGCGGTCTTGTCAAACTTGAGTTCGATTTGAGGGATTTTACCCGTCAACTCGTAATTATTCAAGAGTTCAGCAATACCACGGTCTTGATCTGCAAATGTCCACTCGGCATGACCAGAGAGGAAAGCAGCAGATGTGCCAGTAAAACGTGTGTCCAGAAGTTGAAAACCAAGTTCGTCGGAGTTATCAGAGCCAATTGCTCCGAGGCCATCAGTACCAGTGTAAGCAGCTTTAAGCTGATTACCAAAGCTGGAACCTGCGCCACCGCCAGTAGGTTTACCGTCGATACTACCATCGCTCAGAGTATCACCTTGGTAGGCATAACGAAGAGCGAAAGCAAGACCAACAGGTCCGCCCATAGGCTGAACACCAACAATTTCGTTGGAAATCAATTCAGGGAAAGTGCGTCTAATCATAGGAATAAGAATCTTTGGCAGACGTGCGTCACCGCTAGCATAGGAGTCGCTGTTAGCGATACCGTTGCCAAGGGAAGCAGCCGCGCCAAACACACCACCGCTAGATGCTGTGTTAGATTCTTGAAAGCACCACTGTTCTTGGTTCTCAAGCAACATAGCAGTCGTTTTGTAAACGTGTTCGTTCTGGATAGCAGGAATCGAGTTCGAGCTATAGTCCAGCACTTTACGCCATTTAGCAACAGCTTTTTGCATTTTTGAGCCTTGGATGTCAGTTTGTGGGATATTCATATATATTTGACTTTCTATTCACATTTGTTCAGGAATTACTTCCTCATAGTGCGGGGTGGAAATTATCGTTTGAACTCCATCGATTGAAGGACGCTCAAATAAGGATTATTTTCCTCTACATCATTATTTACCTTTTCCGTGATAACTTTTTGATTTTTCACGAAATCTGGTTTATGTTTACGACTTTGTAGAGCCTCTTCTTTGATTACTTCAAGTTGTTTCTTCTCTTGTTTTTCGAAAAGACGAACGGTGTAATCAAAATTTTCTTTGATGAACGACAACGATTTGTCGCCAAGAGCTTTTTTCAAGAAGTTCTTTTTAGCTTCTGGATATTTAGAAGTTTTACCTTCAAGGAAAAGTTTAACTTCAGCTTGTTCTTTTCCTTCGGTGAGGAATTTAAGATTCTTTTTCAACTCAACGTTTTCGCTACGAAGCTTGTCAATCTCTTGTTTACCTTCCATAATAGGACCAGCAACAGATTCTTTCATAACAGCAAGGTCGATACCCAATACTCTACGAAGATTTTCGAGAACATTAATAGCAGTTTTATTTTTAACTGCTTGTTCGATATCTTTAGCAGGAACTGATTCATTCAGGAATTCATCCAGATAAGCACTAACAGATTCGGTCAATTGTTTTTTGAATTTGACGAGATCACCTTGTTGTTCTCTTTCATATTTCTTAACAACTTTAACCAATTTAGCAGTCTTGTCTCTATCAAAAGCTTCCATCAATTTTTTCATTTTAATAGTGCGGTCTTTATCAACCGACTCCATCAAAGATTTTAATTTATTAGCGTAGACTTCATCTTGTTGTTCGAGAGCAGCTTCAACAGCAAGATCAATTTTAGCTTCTAAAGCTTCTTGAATAGCTACAACTGACTCGTCGGTAAGACCAAGACTTTTTTGAACATCTTCAGAGAAAAGTTTCTGTTTGTTTTTCTTCATAATATTATTTAGAGATTTGATATATTTTTTTTATGATTTAGAACAAAGGTTTTTCAATTTCTTGGGAAATTTTTTGTTGAAGCTTCTGATTAATAACATCTTTAAGATGTTTGTGAGCTTCGGCGTGATTTTCAGCCATGATAGCTTCGACAAATTTGAGAATTGAAACGGACTCTTTGACACAATTATTGACCATCTTATCGCCTTTCTTTTTCATACCCTTTTTCTCGTAGCCTTTCCAACAAGCTTTTTTCTCTTCATCTTCTTCTACAGGTTTTTTACGTTCGTAAGAACCTTTACCTTTTTTCGGTTTTTCAACTTTAGTTGGTGGGGCGAAATGCCTACGTTCTTTCACTTTAGGTCCTTCAAAAACAGCTTTACCACCTCCCTGTTTCATTTTTTTAGTCACGGATTGTTCGTCTTCTTCTTCGGTCTTGAGAAATTTTTTAATTTCTTTTTTCGGCATTTCTTTGGCTACTTTTTTAGCTTCACCAGAAACACCTTTCTGACCTTTCTTGGCTCCCATTACTGCACCGAAGAATTTTTTTTGTTTTTCTGTTTTAGATGGCATATTATTATTTAGATACTATTGATAAATTTTATGATTTGTTGACGAAGATAAGATTCAACATCATGTTTCGGAAGAGTTTTAATCGTCTTTTCAAAATTCTCATAAACTTCTTCGAATGAACCGTCTTGTTCTACGACATAAGTTTTACTTTCTAAAATACCATTGACAAAAGCTTTTGGATAAGATGGATCGGCAACAGCGTCGATAGCCACTAAATGCATATTTTGAACCAAATTATAATCACGGTTTTCCATCAATTGACCAAGCGCACGGGTGGACATACCAACCTTAACACCATCATTAATGAGCGCACGGAGGATCTGCCCAGTAGGAGTTGATAAAACTTTAGCTTTCCCTACGAAATAATCATCGACTTCATGTAATTCTGTGACCAAGTGACACGCTCTTTCGAGATTCACATCAGCACTTGTGGGGTGATTCAATTCGCCCATCGCTCTACCTGGAAGCACCATCTCATTAATGTATCTTTGAACTTCTGATCTGGTATCATCAAGTCGATACATTCTTTTATTTTTATTAACAGTATTACATCCGATAAAAGGACCTTTAACATAAAGGTTGGATGAACTGTTTCGATTAGATTGCTCTTCAATAACTTCAAAGTTATCAAACACGTCAGGATTCTCTGCGATTAATTTAAGTTTCAACGCCATGATATTATTTATGTTTAATGGATAGTATTTCTATCAATTTAATTCTTTTTCCGTGATAATTATGAATTCCATTTCATATTTCTTTGCGAATTCTTTAGCAAATTTCCATTTATCACAATTATTTCTCCAAGCCACTTGTTCGTATAGTAAATTAGATTTTTTCTTACCTTTCGTAGCTTTTGGTTCTTGGGTTTGTTTCCATGGTTTAACTTCTATGAGATATTTTTTAATTTTGTCACCTTCTTTTATTTTTACATAAGCATCAATAAAATATTTTCTATTTTTCTTTTGAACGGTGTCAAAATATGGAATCGAAACTTCCTCACTATTCCATTCGAGAACATTAGGATTATTATCAGCCCATCGAAACAATTTTAATTCTAAACCAGAACGATATATAATATTATCCAATTTACCAATATACTTTTGAGGATTTTTGGGAGAATAAAATCCTTGATAAAATTTACTATTACGTTTTGATAAACCTAGATTGCCCATTAAGCTATATCATCATCAGGTTCTTCAACAATCACTTCAGGCTCAGGCTCTACTACAACCGATGGATCAGAATAGCTAAATGTTCGAGCATCGCTGTCATATGAATAACCTTCTGGCATAGTTACATATACTCGGTCAGCTAGACCTGCTGCACTTGCTCGATCATTCAAAACAATTCCTAGCATGGTATTGCTATGAAATCTTTCAAGAGCAAGATCAACATCTTCATTGAGACTATCAACGATCAATTGTGGTTCACGATTCCAAAAATCACGATATGCTTCATTCATTGTTAGCATAAGGTGACGTACTGCTTTGAGTACTTTAAGTGAGTACTCTCTATTTTGTTCTTTATAGGTTAGTGGTTCTATCATAAGGTTATATATTATCGTTGAATTTCTTGGCGAATTGCGACCCAATCAACATAACACGTTTTAGACACAGCTTCCAATGTTAGAATGCCAACATAAGGCGTTGTTGAGCTCCATCCAAGTGCAGAATATGCGGTGTGTGTAAATACTTGATTTACCAATGTTGTCCATGTAGAGCTATTCCACGGGGAGCTAGAAAAATAAACCTCAGTTTGAGTTGTTGAGAGTGGCCTGAAAAATAATCTATAACGTGTTCCGGATGCAAAATTCCCAGTTGAAAAAGTTAGTCCAGACACCAAAACTATAGCAGATTGACCGTTCCTTAAAAGTTCGATAGATCCATTTGAAAAATTAACTCTTAAATCTAAATTTGTCCCACCACCAGCAAATGACATATAATAGATAGCCTGACTTGTGCTATCAACACAAAAGCAGGACTGAATACTCATTCCATAGGGTGACGCTGTTTGGCCGTTGTATGTGGATAAGCGTAATAAGTTCACAGCATTGATTGTATTTGCTGTTGTATTACTAATTACTCCCCATGCTCTATAGCTTGCAGAATCACTTGAAGCAGTATATACAGAGTTTGTAGCTCCAGTACCAGCAGTTCGTTCAAATGTCCACCCATGAGTTCCGATAGTTGCAGTAGCGCCAAGATTTCCAAATGTAGGGAAGTCTTCAAAGATCTCAGCAAATGGGACTAATCCATCTTTATATACAAAGCGGTTGCTCATGCTATTTAGCAATGCTTCTCTTGCTCCAGCTCCATAAGTGTAATTTGTGGCATTTAATGTAAGTGATGTAGCAATAGTTGGACTTGTGATAGTAGGCGATGTTCCAAATACTAAACTACCACTACCAGTTTCATCGCTAACAGCAGCAGCAAGAGTCGCACTCGTAAAGCTCGCAGGATGACTGCTAAACACGTCACCCCAGCTTGTGCCATTGTAAAAGCTCAACTCAAATGCATCAGAAGAATAAACTACTAAACCAGCAGCAGGTGATGCTATAGCATTTCGTTGAGCGATTGTCATTACTGGAGGTAAAAACCCTAGAGTTGTGCTATTAATTTGAAAAATAGCACTAGCATTACGTGTTGTTCCTCCGATTGTTACACCACCACCACTTGGTTGTAAATCAACATTGCTCGTAGTTCTTGTGGCATTTGACGTTCCTTGAATAGTAATACTACCATTTGAAGATGTACTACCGTTAACTGTAGCAATTGTTGGTGTAGTTAGTGTAGGTGATGTAGCAAACACCAAACTTCCACTACCAGTTTCATCTGCAATAGTAGTAGCTAAATTTGCACTCGTTGCACTGCTTAGAAATGTCTGCATTGAACTCGTCACATTCAGCTTTGCTGGTGCGATAGTGTTGTTAGCAATTACATTGTTTTTTACTTGTGTGACTGGCATAAAATTATTTAAGTTGGTATAATTTGTTGTAGTAGGGACATATTAGTCTAAGATTGTGTTTTCCATGTACGCTCCCTTTAAAAGTGTCACTGTGCTCGTTGAAGTATTGGTTGCATTGTTAATAAATAATCTCAATACACCGCTCGTTGAAGGCTTTATGATTCCTATGTATTCGGCTGTCTGAGTTGATGTTCCAGTTGAATTAAATACACCAAAACTCTGATATGGAGAAGATTGCAATACAAAACTTTCTGTTTCAAACCCGGGCCTTTTGTAAAGCATTGATGAATCTGCCGCCGTTAAATTAAATGTTCCTAGTAATTGCCCACCGTGAGTAGATCCCGTGGTTCCAGTTATCTTAAACAAGCAATACAATCTATTTATTTTTCCTCCGACAACTGGTATTTCAAATCCTGTTGGGTTGAGTGATGCGCTACCAGTAGTAGTTGCATCAGATGTCAATACTGCACGCCAAAATGAATTTTCAACTAAAACTTGTCCTGTTCTTGTAACACCGTTATTTGAAACTGATGTTGTTCCTGTGATTGTTGGACTAGTCAAAGTCGCGTCATTGATCGTTGGCGTAGTTAAAGTAACACTAGTAGCAATCTTAGCACTCGTTACACTACCATCACTAGGCACAACCTGTCCCGCCACTAAAGCATTACTGGGACTAATCACAACAGCTTTAGCACCACTAGCAAGCGGATCTGTAAAAGTAATAGTTCCATTATTAACACTATAGTCAACAACAGGTTCTTGTAATACACCATCAATAGCAACAATCAATGCACTTGGGTTAATAAGATTTGTTGCTCCACTAATTGAGAAAGCACTTAATACACCATTACCTGTTAAAGTCGTACGAACAGGATCAACAACCGTTGCCGCCGATAGCCCATTAATTGTTACTGATCCTGTGACAGCGAGTGTACCAGTAACATTAGCACCTTGAAAAGTTGGATTTGTATTAAACACCAAAGTACCACTACCAGTTTCATCAGTTATTGCAGCTAATAAATTTGCTGAAGTTGGCGTTGCTAAAAAGGTTGCTACGTTTGTACCTAAACCTGAGACACCTGTTGATATTGGCAAACCAACACAGTTTGTTAGTGTGCCGCTTGTTGGTGTGCCTAAAGCTGGGGTTGTAAAAGATGGTGATGTACTAAAAACAAGATTGCCAGATCCAGTTGTTCCAGCTACGGCTGATGCTAAATTTGCAGAGGTTGCATTGCCAAGAAATGTCTTCATACTCGATGCGACATTTAATTTAGCTGGAGCAATTGTATTGTCCAAAACTACATCATTTGATATTTGGGTAATTGCCATTATTAGTATTTATTTTGTTTAACGTTGAAATGTTGAATTCTCAAAAGAAACCCAATCAAACCATAGAGATCTAATTGCAGCAGTTCTACTTATTACGCGAGCATGAAAGCTATGTCTTAAAGCACTCCAATAATTTGGTGAATTTACTATTTCAGAAACAACTGTTATCCAATTATTATTATTCCAATCTGCTTCTTGTATTACAAGATTAACGTTATTAGAATTAATACAAGTGAAATCAACAATATATCTTTTACCACTATTAAAATTTCCAGATTGAGGGGTATATTGTGTACTAAGAGTAGTATATGTACCACTATCGACAGTAGAACCATTTGCTCGAACGAATGTAAAGGCATTATTATCTTGTCCAGATCTATATGATAATCCAAAAACACCACTTGCTGCCCATCCTAATCCAATAATAATATCACTACTAATTGTATTATCTATCGCAAAACAAGCTCTAAACCTACTACCTATAATAGACATTCCTCCAGCAGCCCTATGCCATAATGATCTCACATCTCCATTTGCCCCGGCAGTAGAAATCCTTTGAATGCCATAACAGAGAGGTGCCGCAGAACTATCATCAAGTAAACCAGTCCCGTTACCGCCAACACTTAATCCAGCAACCGAACCATCAAAATCGTTAAAGTATGCGACAACTGGGCGAGTACTAGCATTTCGAGAATTAACTTGTGCAACAAATTGTTCATTATTGAGCGAAAATGCTGTATTATTAATAGTACTACTTAAAGTACCATTATTAATGATTGGATTAGTTAAAACTGGCTCGCTAATACTAACACCACCTGCAATCTTAGCACTTGTTACACTACCATCACTTGGTACAACTTGACCTGCAATTAGTGAATTGCTCGGGCTAATAACAACTGCTTTTCTACCATTTGGTAATGGACTTGTAAAAGTGATTGTACCGTTATTAACAAGATAGTCAACACTTGGTTCCTGCAACACACCATCAATAGCAACAATCAACGCACTAGGATTAATTAAATTTGCTGCACCGTTAATTGCAAAGCTGCTTAACACTCCATTACCTGTTAATGTTGTGCGAACAGGGTCAACTGGAGTCGCGACTGGCAATCCATTTGTAAAGATATTACCAGCGGAAATATTCTGCGAACTTACACTACCATTGATAGTAACATTACCAGTTACATTAAAACCTGATAGTTCGTATTGCTTGATATCTACAACAGTAATGTTTGCAGAAAGAGCGTCGAGTTGAGTTGTATAGATGCGATCTGCTGATAAAGCACTTAGTGTTAGTGTATTGGAATTTTCCCAGACACCCGCAGCACCATTATACTTCAAGACATCATTAGCAGATACGCTCGTGATTCTAACATTATGAAGTTCATCTATCTCATACCCATTATCAACCTTGACGAAAATTTTACCTTGGTTTGAATGAGCATAAACAACAAAGCCAACTACAACGGTATGATTTGGTGCTTGTGGTTTAACCTTTGTTAATACACCCGGTGTTGTAGGTGATAGATAAAGTACATCACCATCCAGCCATGTCTCACCTTGAAGTGATCCAGTTGTGTTGATACCTCTAACTAACCCACTTGTTGTAACAAATCCTTCTTGATTGAGTGTAATATTCTCTGTTACAAGACCGATAGTATCAACGCTATTCGGGTCATTATTTGCTTGTGCTAATACAATAGCGAGACGTTGACCTTGAGCACCACCTTCCGCTGTAGAACGAATACGCACAACACGATACTGGGATTCAAGAAGATTAGCACCTGTTTTATTAACAACACGCGCTACTGTCTCTTGACCGATTTGGAGAGTTACATTGCCACCTTTGAGACCAAGATCGAGAGTTCCATCTTGATCATTCCATGTTAGCTGACCTACTCCTGCTGTTAACCCTGCACCTGTATTGAAACCAATTCTATTCGCTGAAAGCAATCCAGTTACAGATACATCACCTGTAACAGTTCCGCCAGAAAGTGGTAGATAATTAAGAGGGGGTAAACCGATATATTCATTAGCAGAAATAGTTCCCTTAACGATGAGATCACCATTTATTGTCCCACCATCCTGATATTGCGTAGCGTTAGTTCCACCACCAGAAGCATAAACAGCTACATATTTTCTTAAATCTGTTTTATAATTTTCGAATTTGTCATGGATTTTTTTATTCCATTCTTTTTCGATGGAGTCCCAATCTTTAACGATTGGTTCGCCTTTTTTAGATTCCAAGATATACTCTACAGGTTTTTCATTTTTAATTTTACGAATTTCAGTGAGTAAATTTTCCCTACTTTCTTGTATCAAATTTTGAAAATAGCTACGAGCCTCATCAGTAATATCCAATGTTTCTTCTTTTATTAAAGATAATTTTTCATCGAAATACTGTGTTATTTCCTGCTCCGTGTCGGCGATTTTCTTTTCAAATTCTTCAGAAATTTTTTCAAATTCTCCAGAAATCTCTACGATTTTTTTATCAACATTCCCGACACGAGAAAGTGCTTTCTGAACTCCTTTATTCAAAGAATTATTGAGTTCGATATTAGCATCACGAATCGCATCAATTTCCTTGTTGACATCTTCCAACAAGGAAGCGTCAGCTTTTTTATTCAGCTTATTATTTAAGTTTTTATCAATTTCTGAAACTTTCTCTACAATCTCAAGAGCGATATCATTGAGTTCTTTATCCACTCTAGGGTTGATATTAGTTTCATATAATTCTTTGACTAATTTTTTTACTGATTTATCAATCAGTTTGGAAGAATTTTCGAAATTATTTTCAAGAGATTCTTTTAGATTATCAGCAATATCTTGAATTTTTAAATCTACGCTTTCACGGATTTCTTCAAATTTGTAATCATTATCCGATATTAATTCTTTTCTAATTTTATTAGAAATGTTAGTAAATTCATTTACAAGTTTTTCTCTTGCAGATTCCAAATACTCTTTGAGAGCTTTTTCCTTCTTATTACTCTCATTTTTAATTTCCCGTATTTTTTTTAATTTATTATTTTCGAGAATTTTCAGAGAATTTTCAGTCGCTTCTCTTTTTATTTTATTGATTTCTTTGATGATCTGTTCTTTTTTATCATCTATAATTTCAACATTAGAACATTCTTCGATGATATTTTGAATCACTTCATCTTCCTGCTCATCCGCATTTTCAATTTTAGATTCAAAAATTTCGACTGGTTCGCTTTCAGAGTTGAAATAAATTTCTTGTTTTCCTTTCAGAAGTAAGAAAGGATACTGCGCTTTCGCGTCTCCATCTTCCACCAGAATAGAAACAATCGGATTTCCATTTTCTTCGGAAATCTTTTCAACTACATATTTATTTTCGTTTATCTGCACCTCAAAAACACCGAAAAAGACTTCTGAAAAATCTTTAACTTGTAAGATGTTTAGAGGAGAGTTAGACGAGGTGATTTTCACCTCTTCGCTAAACAGTCTCATCTTTATTATTTAGTGGGATAGTTAATATGTCAATTAGCAATGATTAAAAAACAGACATAAGTGGCATATCGTAATCACCGTAACCACCATCGAATAACAATTCTTCTAGTTCTTTTTTCTCAGTTATACCTTCTTGTAGAACCGTAGAACCATCCATGCTTCCACCACCTGGTAGAGTGACTCCTGTGATTTTCGTTAAAACTCTACCCCACATTATTTTACAAATCGCGGTCGAGTATTCCAAGACCCATTTTTCTTTTATCAAATCTCTCAAAGGTCTTTCAACGTAACACGTTAACAAACCATAGAAACGAGTATTTCTCGGTTGAGGGATCAAACGTAAATACTGAGTTCTTGGATCGAAATAAATATCCCTTCTCGTGGCAAATACTTTTTCTCGGGTGTCGATCCAATCTTTCACGGTATGCCAAGAAAGGATATCGAATCCATAGTTACCCAAACTATAAGCATGAAAGCTCTGTTGTGCCATGGTTTGTTCAACAGAAAATAAGGTATTGACACCAGTTGTCGAACCCTCTTCGAAAGAAATAACATCAACCACTTTGCGATAATCCATAACATCATAATCAAACATATTATTGATAGTTTTCACATCATCTTGTGGTTCACATTGGATGGTGAAAGGTTTTTGATACGATTCTTTGAATAAAGATGTCAGTGTTTGGTCAAATGAAGTAATTAAATCGTATGTAGCTTTATCAATAATTTGCATACTTTGAATACCCTCTTCAGGGATAACAGCACTTAAAGATGATGACGAATTGAAATATGTTTTAGGAATCGTTGAAAGTGATACAAATAATGAGTCAGGAAATTTAATTTCTGAATCTGGTTGTGGTCCTGTTCTTTTATTTTGAAGTTTTTCAGATGGAGTGTAACCAGAATTAGCGACAGTAAAAAGAGTATCCAGACGCACACCTTTATTTTTATCGTATATATCACTATTAAAAATCAAATATTCTTTCGTATAACCAGCATATTTTGTATAGAAATCAATAGCCATTGAAATAGCTTCATGTAATTGATCATAATGTAATTCCACGTTGATCATTGGATGACCCAATGTTCTCAAAATCCTTTCACCTAAACGCTGATAGCACTCAATTTTAGAATTGAGATTTGTTGACATGAAAGCTGAAATTGGTTCGATTTGGCAAAGACTCATAATACTATTTAATCGCTAAATAATAATATGTCATTTGAGTCTAATAACGGCACAGTCTATTACAAATTATCTTGCGGTGTTCCCACTGTTTCAGATTGGAATCCCAATAGTAATAACGGTTCTAGATATTATTATCTTTCCGCAAATGATTTCATCCTTTGGGGGCAAAGCACTATATTTATTCAACCATCAGCCAATAATGGGACTCAATATTATTTCCCTGTTTGTGAAAAACCAACTGATACTGGGTGGTCTGCTTTGTCAAATAATGGAACTAAATTTTATTATAACTCTGCATTAAATTGTGTTAGCTTCTGTGAATAAATAATACTATGAATTTATGGGATTTTATCACACAAAATGCGCAAGCCCTTACTCTAGTTTTTAGCGTTTTAGGTAGCGTTCTATTGTCTATAAAACGTGTTAGAACGTGGTTGACCGACAAATATAAAAAACATCAGGAATACAACAAATCAAAACACTTGATACCCAGCACTTTACAAGAAATTAAAGAGTGTGTAATGAATTTAGATGATAGAGTGAAGCGAGTCGAATATGAGATTTCCCCAAATGGTGGTGGTTCCATGAAAGATTCGCTGAATATAGTAAAAGCTGAAATTGAAGCTTTGTTTTGGTTGAACCCTAAACCATCCTTTAGAACAACGTCTAAAGGTTTGAATATTCAAGTTAATGAATCTTATTGTCATTTATGTGGAACTTCCTCAGAAGAACTACTTAAACAAAATTGGAAAAATTTCATTGAAGATGGAGAACAATTGGACGATTTTATGAGAAGATGGGAATACTCATCAGATACAATGTCGCAATATTCTGGAAAATTAAAATTCAAAAATTCTAGAGATGAAAGTTTGGGTGAGTGGGTAATAAAAGTTAGACCATTAGGACCGATAAAAGGTGGACAGGACTACCTGTGGCATGGATCTATTTTACCATCCGATCAAAAAGCAAGAGATTGTGCTAAAAGCTACAATATTCCCTTAAATTAAGAATATTTTTTAACTAAATATTCAGCATATCTCTGGATTTCATCTTCATCCAAATAACAGTCAAACGGACCATCATCTTTTAATAATTTGATTAATTTTTTTCGAGTGATTTCGTAAGGTTTGAGATAATCAATTCCAAAATCATAAGCTATTTGTTTATTACTTCGCAAACCTTTAGTGTCAAAATATCTACCTGATGGATGTTCAACTGCTACGTGTGTGTATTCGATTTTATCACCATCTAAGGGATACCCTTCTGGATTTGATAATATAAAAATTTTCCACCCTGTTAAATCGTGTAATTTAAGAGCTAGAGAAGCACAATTACCTTGTAAATAATCATCGTGGGTGTTATCATCATACACACTTTCATACAATAAAGCTAAATTTTTATAATCTAGATTTTTCATATTAAACTTCTGCTTCAGGAGTTTCTGGTGCTTCTGCTGGTGGAGCTTCTTCACCAGCACCTAAATCTGCTTCCTCACCACCACCGATTGTTGCGCCTGCACCACCGAAGTCTGGAGGCATACCGCCACCACCGCCACCACCTAAGCCACCCATATCACCTTCAGCTTGTTGTGCTGCGAGTTCTTTCCAGTTAGGTCCATTGGCTTTAATTTGTTCAATTTCGAACAAGAATTCTGCTTCATTTCTCAAGAAATGACGATTTGCTAAAATATCTGAATCTTTCCATTCCAAATATTTTTTCATTGCGAAAGTAGTGGATACGAATTCATTGGAAACAATATTATTAAATGTTTCGATTTTGAGATTGAGTTTTTGACTCTCTCTCATGTCGTAGAAATTCGTCGGAACATTGAATTCTATTCGAATATTATCTTCAAAAAGATCATATTCTTCAAACATTCCTTTGAATTTGAGATGCGTGATGAATGCTCGTTTGATACCTTGTGCAAATCTTTGTTGCTGACGAATGATCATTTTCGCGAACTTGAGTTCTTCGCGAAGCATTTCCGTTCCATCATTATAACCCGTCTCATCATTCAGACGAGAAGTGGGAGTTTTCAAAGAACGATAAAGTTTCTTAATAAACCAATCTAGAACATCGAGATTACCATCCGATGGTTGACCACCGAAAGTTTCCACGGTAGTTGCTTCTTGACCATGTCTTTTAGCGAACCAGAAAGAATCCAAAGTGGATTGGGGAGCATATTTTTTAACAATATCACCTTGGTCGATATCGAAAGTTTTTGTAGACCAATATTGACTTTGTAATTTTCTCAGATACGCTTCCGCTTGTGGAACTGGTAATCTACCAACATCCACGTTGAAAAGAAATCGGAGAGGAGCGTGAACCATTCTGTGAATGACCACAGAATCTTCAATCATCGAAAGCTGTCTATAAGCTCTACGGCAATTCTCGATGAAAGGAATAATGAAATCTTTGGTTTCATTGTATTGTCCGCTGTTTACATAGAGAACTTGATTCTTTTCAAATGGGATATATTCGTAGCGTTCGACTTTTTTGTTATCAACACTAGAAAAAATAGGCTTTTTGTAAATAAAAGCTTTGACCAACATTGTTTGAATATTGTCATAGACAGGATCAAATTGATCAGCAGGGAGATTTTTAATAGCAACAACACCTTGTCTGATGTAGTCTTCTTTCAGAATCAATTCGAAAAACAGTTCACCTTCGATAAGAAATTGTCGAAAATAATGCCATCCGTTGTCATCTAATTCCATCATGGAGACAAATTTGGAAAATTCTTTTTGTAAATCTTCTTTTTTTTCCGATTCCAAATCTGTATTACGGAAAGATAGAGTCACAATTTCACCATTTTCATCAACATTGATCGTCTCATCACAAATTTCATCTAAAGCGTCTGCCACTTCAGAGAATGATGCGATCATGCGATAGTCTCTGAGACGACCTGGTTTTTCCTCCGAAGCTTGAGAATACATCAAATCCGTGAAGGATTTGTCTTGATAGATAGCAGAAAACGCTGTATTATTCCAGTCGTTATTAAGTGCTACAGAGTTCTTTGCAATCGCTTCTGGTCTACGAAGACCAATTTTTTGGAAATATTTATATTTGGTGTTCTTCGCTTCGTCAGGAGTTTGTTCAATAAAGTTCCCACGATTCTTCAAATAGGATTGCATATTCCTATCAAAAGTGGAGCCTTTACCATCGCTCCCTTGATATTGTTTGTTTGAAGATGGTGTTGTTGAACTGCCGATACCCGCCATACTTATTATTTAAGGAGATTTGTCAATTATTCAATTAAATATCGTTCGGATAATATTATTTATCTCAAAATGTTTTTTATGGTTTAGTGAATCCCGATAAATCAATTTCTGTTAATTGATAACCGCCACCAAGAGTTGTCATCATTTCATTCAACTTAACTTTTTGATTTCCTATGGAAGTTCCAGAACCAGCACCACCGAAAGTCCAAACAGTGAGAATAACGGGTTCATTGTTGATAATAATGATTGCTGGATTACCAGAATCTCCCGCTATTTTAGCTTCATAAAATTCCAATCTCTTGGAATCTATTGGAGCAGAAAATCCTGAATATGTATTTTCCGATGTCCAGTCTGTGACTAGAGCTTTTTCCTCTTGGTCTAAAGTCAATGCTGGTATTCTAGGGGAGAATGATGTGATGTATTCAGCCCAATTATTTGGTAAAACTTTCGCAAATGATATTTCAGAAGGAACATCCGAATCCAATAATCCAACAGTCAAATCTGGATAATATGGTGTGTAATCAGGATGAGTAATTTTACTAATCATCGTTCTGGTGATTACATTATTATTAACATCGACAAATCTTATTTGAGCATTGGTAGGAATTTGATAATGAGCAGCAAAAATAATGTGTCTAGGACTAATAAGAGTCCCAGCATAATTATTAACACCAGAGCTATTCCATGGGCTTATACATGTCAGAACTTTCGGCAAATCAGCACACCAAGCACTAAGATTTCTAGTGTAAATACCTGATGTGTGATTTCTGACTGTATATAAACTCAAAGCAGATGTTGGACTTTTATTTACAAGTCTGGTATCGACACCTGAAATAACTTGTTCATTCAAATATATTGGAGTTGGTAGAGGTGGTGGTGTCGTGCTTACTGGTGGTGTCGTGCTTACAATTGGTGTGAAATTTTGATTATCAATTACTGACAAATTGATACTTTCAGTCCAAGCAACTTTGTTTGCCGTTATGAACTTAAATTCACCGCTCAAATTTTCAAAATAATTGAATGGGAAAGTTATAGTTGCAATATTATCGCTAAAGATTGTCACTAAATCATTCGGTATTCTATAAGCAAAAATCGCAGGAGATTTAGAAGTTTCGACTTTTTCTAAAATAAGTTTTGAAATATTACCACCACTGAGATACCAAGAATTGTCGTAATTGAATCTTTTTCCGTAAAAAGTGAATGTTTTTTCATTTAGATTTTCAAGACTAATAGCTGTATGTGGATTACCGTTAACGAAATAATTAGTGAATTCTGGATAAGCACTAATTGAAACGGTTTCACTTTGAACACCATCTAATTTTATTTTATCATAATCATTTACATCACAGAAACGATTCGATACGGGAAGAGCATGGAAATTTGATTCTATGACATAAATTGGTTTTTGTGTCTGTTCGTGATCCTTGAACAACCATCCTTTGACAGTGAATGAAGTAGATGCAGAAATTCTCCATTTCACATCTGGCGATAAGTCTTTAGGATTGTCGTAAGAAATATCACCCGACCATTGTATTTCGCTTCTGATTTCGTCGATAAAAGGCATATCAAATTTCTCTGGAATTTTCCAAGAAACGATGATATATGGGTTACAATTAACTACAAAATTCTGAATAATTTGATCCAGATCCTCCTTAAAATAACAGATGATATTTACATCCAGAGTAAGATTGACAGGAATTGGTGTTGGGATTTTGGATAATCTATTCGTAGCATCTAATTGCTTTCTATATAAAAATTGATCTTTGTTTTGAATTCTCGATGAATCACGGGATAAGCCAGTTTGCTCGATAGTGACAACGGGCAAAGTCAAAGACTTCGCCTTATCACTCAAGTCGAATAGAACACGATGTTTTGGTCCATTCACATAACGAACTTCAATTTTTTCCTTTGCTTGTCTTGTTTTTGTATCATAACGATACACGAAAGCATCATCAAATGCTGCTACAAACAGATTGAGGAGGTTGGAATTTTCGAAAAAGTAACTATAATCCTTCACTCATATTACTTAATCAAAAATTTCCAAATCCAATTGCTCTTTCTTGCTTCTTCAGAGGTGAATCGAATTCTTCAACGTTGAAGATGTCACACAATGCCGTTTCTTCTTCAAAAGTATGATTGATACCGCAATGTTTTGCCAATCTATTGGCGAATTTTGCGGAGAGTTTGCCAAAATTATGTGATAAATGTAATCTACCCTTACGCAATAGAGCAGTATCAATTGATTTGATATCAGCATTCATAGTGGCAATGACTTTAATTTTCAACGCATCTTTCAAAAATCCGTCAGTCAAATTCAATAAATTCGTTGTAGCAGAGCTTCTCTCATTACACAAAATCTGTTCAGCATCTTCGACAATCAAAGTGCATCCTTGATTTTGTAACATGAAGGATACAAAACTCGGCTCTGCGATAATATTAACCATAGATGGTGGAACATAAATAACATCATTTTCAAATTTTGTTATCATGTTTTTGATAAAGTTGGTCTTCCCACACCCAGGGGGTCCGTAAAATACCATCAGATTATTCGATTTCTCATCGGAAAATTTAATAATTTTTTCATATGGGAAATCATCACCATAATACAAAGAATACTCACCATCTTTAATTTCAATATTATTGAATGTGGTTTTTTGTTTATACAATCCTTGAGCATTCTGAGCAATCATGTAGAAATTCTTTTCCGAATCAGGGATAAATAAAACATTCATTTCCACCAACTCGTCTATGAATTTGTGAATATTATCACGATTTTCAATCAAAGGGCAGAATGATATGGATATTACACCGCTTTCCAAACCAACGAAGCCATCTTCCTCATCATTCTCTTTATCAACTTTATTCTCTGGTAGTCCAAAATTACAGCGAACCATCAAATATAAAGAATCATTGAAATAATAACCAGATTTAAAATCGTTGATTTTATATTGCTGTGTCACATCAAAATTCCATTTTCTGAAAAAATCTTGAATATCATTCAGTCTTCTAGCATCTATCAGGTAATCATCTAGGACAATAGTATTGAGGGAGATGTTCCCAAATTTCTGTTCAAATTCTTGGGGATAATCGGAAAAATTTTTAAACGATCCTACGGAATTTACCCAATAAGTTTTTTCTAGTGCTTTTTTAATTGTCTCTTTTAATTTGCTCATATTAATTAAATCTGTCTAGGAAGAACTTCGGAAGCTTCTTCTTGTTTCTATTAATAGCATCAAAAATGCTCCCGTCAAGTATGTAAGTTTCACACCAGTCATCATGGGCGCGAACACTGCGACCGCAAGCCTGAAGCAGAGTCTTCAACATCGCATTCCCATACCATTCTTTATCAATTTTCATCAGCTTCTCCACCCGAACATCTTTTGTTGGTAGCCAAGGTGCTTTAAGAATAATCTGGAAACGAGATAAATCACCTTTCAAATCCACACCATAAGTCATGGAAGGGGACACTAGAATCGTGGGTTCTTTGGATGCTTCATGAATTTCAAGAAGCTGCTCATTGTTCACTCCCGCTTCTCTACAGAGCAATCGAGGAGAATTAATATTTTCCCGAATGTAATCTGCGAGATATTGAGTGTGGGTATGGATAATACCTTTTTCATCAGCATGGTGTTCCATGATTCCTTTAATTTGTTTAATCAAAGTTGGAAGCATTGATTTCAAATTTTGAAAATTTAATTTCTGTTTCGCCATGATATGAATCGGAGATTTTTCAGGATCAAAATCCGTTCCAATGTGAATATATTCATAGTCCTTAATACCGAGAGAATCACAATAAGCATTCGGATCAATAATCGTAGCAGAGAGGATGACTACTTTTTCAGCATATTGAAAAAGATATTTCGAAAGAACATCGACTTTCAATGGGATGAATCGGATACCATTCTCCAATCTCTCCACAATATAATCACTATCATAGAAAGTATCAATCAACAATTCCAAAGAATTTTGAAGATTTGTAAGCTTAGTATATTCCTGTTTCTTTTTATTGAAAGTGATGATGTCTTTTTTATTACTATTATCAGCGAACCAATTTTTATATTCTTCAACTGAATTCTTCACACTTTCTGCTACTTTACTCACCCATGCCAACACTTTAGTCTTATTCTTATCATCGTTTGGAAATGGCGTGACCAGCGTTTGAGTCTTCATAAGAAATGGAATGTCCACTTCACATGTGAATTGACCGACCAATTGCTCTTCTAATTCCGAGCCTTCGTCGCAAACAATAATTTGTCTTTTCTTGAGATGATTGGGTAGAGAGAAGAACATACTGTAATTCAAAGCAGAAAATTTTGAAGTGAGCATGTTATTACGAGAGTTGTAATAAGGACAACGATTTGCTTTCCAACATTCATTTTTCTGGTTTGCGACATAGATGCAAGGTGCGACATCGACTGACAGTGTATCATCAACATCACATTGGTAATTACTCTTACCCTTCAAGACTCCCGTTTCATTGAAAGTATTTTGATATTGATCTTGAAGAGACTTGGTAATCGTTAAAGAGTAACAACCAAACGGTTCGAAATCGGCAACCAATTCCGCACCGTTTTCAGCAAAAACGCTGTAATTTTTAACGATTCGTTCAAATTCTACAGGCACATCTCTAGATACATTACCAAGAGTTTTAGCCAAGTGTGTCTTACCGACACCAGTATCAGCATGAACAATTACAAATTTTTTACCATTCTCAAATGCTTTTTCAATAGCATTAAGAGCTTTAGCTTGTTTATCACGAGGGTTGAATCCCTCTGGAAAGTTTAGTATTAGATTACGCATTTTTTAAGATTCCAAATTCAATATCAAAAAAATATTTGATATGGAAATCTTACCACGTAATTTTAGGATGTCAATACATAAAGGTAATTATCAAAAAATTTGGATGAATCTGACTTATTAATCGCTTTCATTTTCCAATATACTTCCTCGGTTCTTGGACAGAACGCACTCAAAGAATAATCGAAAATATATCCATTTTGAGTTTTTTTAATATCATATGGGTATGATATCTCCCATTCTTTTATTTGAGATTCTTCATCAATTTTGAATCGAATAAAATTTTGTTTGGTATTAAACATCTGGATTTTTCCAGATTTTATATTTTTATTATTCAAAACAAATTTCACATCGGTGAATATGATTCTTTTTAAAAATTTTTCTATTTTATCCATGTTTCCAATGTTAAATCTAAATCCATATAGCGCATTTTTTCTTGGGGGCTAAGAGTCATAATATTTTCGTTGAAATATTCCCAAAAATTATCATCTGCTGGTATTTTCTGCATCAGATAACATTCATCCATATTCACGTTTCTATAATCCTGCATCATGATATCCCAAGTAACAACAAGATTATGTTTGCGCTCATCAACTTTTTTCGGGACAAAAGACCCGCTATAATTGAGAACCCTTAGACCATTCTCTGAGCGTAAAATATCCATGCTATTAGTGCATAACATTTGTCTCAGAAGAGGTCTTCCAAATGCGCGTTCAGGTCTTCTACGAACTATTAGAATGTCACATACGTGACGATTCAACATTCGTTGCAACCCCAATTTAGTTATCTTTTGAAGCATTTACTTCACAAACGCCAAACATGCGCTGCTCATTCAAGAACAATCCGTTCTTCACTTTTCCATGCCCAGTAACTTCCAAGTTGGTAATCGGAATCCCCATATTATTCGGGAATACCACGATATCACCAACTTCAGTATATCGAACATTCGGTCCTTTCAAGATAACTTTACCTTTTCGCCATGCGTTATGGACTTGGGCTACTGGGATAGCAATCCCACCACGTAAAATATAGTCACCAGTTTCTTCACCTGAAACAAGATCACAATATTCGAGAAGCATCACATCGTCGAACAATTTAGACAACTTATAATCATCCAAGCCGAAGTCACTAGGGAGCGAGCTATCAGCCAAGTCGATATGTGATTTTTGAGGAGCTAATACATCAATAGATACAGACATGTAAATATTTACTATGATATTTTAATTGTCAATAATCAATTCAGCATCTCCCACATGTTTAATATTGAAAGGTCTTTCTATCTCTTTATAATACTTGACCATTTCTATCATCATTCTATATTTTTTAAAATCTGGTTCTATCCAATATTCTTTTTTAAGAAGATCCAATTTGACTAATTGATTGTAAGCTACTTTTTCAATGTGTTCCATTTTTTGCCCAGATGATAGGTGATAATTAACACCACTGAAATTGTAAATAAAATCTATTTCATTATTATCTTCTAATAATAAATTATTGGTGGATGATATTTTATTATGGAGAACACTATCATCACTACCATCTGAAAGACTTGGATATCCTCCAACATTAGTCCACGTTTCTTTCAAAAAAGAAATACAGTTAGGTGGTGAATTATCGATTACAAATTTATTATTATATGTGACGTAAGCTATTCTATTTCTATAAGCTTGAACACCGTTACCAATTTTAAAAATATTATTAGATATCCTATTTGGTAAAAAAAGATCGTCATCATCGAAAGGAAAAATTACATCAGAGTCGTTTTTAGCGACAATTCCAATATTTCTTTTTTCACCCACTGTTATTCTTTTACAAACATTTATGGTGGTGACATTATTATGCTTACATCTTAAAGTAATATTAGGATCATCGTTTATAATCACCAGATGTTTATCTGCATGATTTTGGATCAAAAATGATGCCAACATTCGACCCAAATATGGTATTCTACCGTAAGTAGGGCAAACGACTAAAGCTTTCATACTTTTTTCTTTTTGGAAAGATAATCTATTTTTTTACGTTTCAATTTTGGTATAACATTCTCAAAAAATCTGAATCTTTCTTCATCTGTCTCGAATATTTGAGAATATTTGTTCAATGTTTCATTGGTATACTTCAGCAGATTTTTATCGTAAAAACTTAAATATCTGCTAACCATAAAAGGTGAAAATTCTTCCAATAATTCATTGGTCATTTCACTTTTTTTATCGAAAAGTAGGTGATTGATAGCGTTATACATTATTAATATAGTGGATGTTCATATCTTCCCTGTAGATATCTTTGTAATAATTATGCGGTAGATCAGCAAACCACACGGAGGGAAAATAACATTCCTTATTCCCAATCAAAGATGCCCACCAAGAAAAAGTGGAATTACTCCCAACGATAATATCACACTTACTCATTCTTGTCAACTCTTCAATATCTGTTTTCAATTTTATGATTTGAAAATCATAACCATCAAATTCTTGTTGAACTTTTTGTTTACTATCGGTGAACACTTTAATATCACAACCTTTGTATTTTTCAAAAAAATATCTAAAATAATCAGTGTTGCATACATGTAATCTTTTAGAAAAATTTAGATAGTCTCCTCTTCTTATATGTATACCAATCTCTGTGTTGCCTTCTTTCTTATCAGAAGTCTCGACTAATGGTAAATTCAAAAGTGAAATAAATTCATCTTTATCATTTTCAAAATATTTTAATGTTTGAAAATATCCATTCAGAGCAACACTTTCTTCAAAATATGGTATAGGATCATATCCAAAATTTTTCTCCGAATACATTTCTGAATTATAATCAGTGAAACCGTATTTGAAATTTTTGAATAAAGTATCCCTATAAAATAACGAATTATTACCTTGTGTAGCGTGCCAATTTGAAGGATTTAATACTAAATCTTTATCATACTTTTTAGCATAGGAATATCCAGCAGCTACTTGAAATATCTGATTAGCAACACCACCCATTAAATCTATGTAACATTTACTCATACCCAAGAACCGTTCAAATATTGATAAAGATTATTAACATGACCACGGTATAATGCGAGCCACACTCCAACATTTCCACTATGAGTAACAACTGAACCAGTTTGACTCATGAATAATAAACTAGCCAAAAAATCGCAAGAAAATTCGAACTTTTCTTTACTGAACATAGGAATAACATGTTGCATTGCCACACTCATATTTCTTTTAATTAAAGGAATTTTATTATTTATAAAAGTGTTTGGATATTTTTTGGTAAAGAAATCAGCAAATTCTATCTCATCCGTTTGAAGATAAAAAAGTGGATTTTCATATTTTTGAACGATATTTTCCAATGGTTTGATAAAAGTGCTGTAGGGTGCTACCATAGTCTCAGTAACCTTGTCATTACCTCTATAACAAACGCTGATAATATTTTCAGGATTTTGACCCACGTCTTTTTTCAATTGTTCCAGTCTATCTAATATCAAATTTGAAGGACTGAAGTAAGAATTTACCAAAGGCGTTAAAGCTGTGAAATCTAATTTTCTATATGGTGTGAATTGAGTCAACCAATCGAAATTAATAATTTTACTATCAACTATTGGTTTCTCCTTTTCAGAGAAAATTATAGAAGATAGGTCTTGATTTTGAAATTCTTTATACCAATAAAATTGTTCTGACCTGTCTACTATAGGGAAATGAGAACGATTATTATAATAGTTACAAATGTCTTGTAATGCGACAGAGCAACAAGAAAAAAAACCAGAATTATGTGTTATTTTCAAATCAGAAATCATTAATTAATACCATTTTATGATGATAAATATCAGTTGCTTCTCTACCATCAGCAAACCACTTAGATGGAAAATATGCTTCGGTATTTCCAATCAAAGATGCCCACCAAGAAAAAGTAGAATTACTCCCCACGATAATATCACACTTTGACATTAAAGCAAGTTCTTTAATATCAGATTGCGATTTCATTATAGTGAATTCTTTACCTTTAAATTCCTCCAAAACAATTTCAGGTGAATCTGTGAATCCCCAAATTTTAGCACCCTTTACAACTTCGGGTGTGAAGATATCAAACATTTTATTAAAATATTCAGTTTTACATACGTGATGTATCGGTGCATGATTGAGATAATCACCTCTTCTTATATGAAAAGCGATATTGACAACACCTAAATGTGTGGGGATATCAACTTCTGGTAAATTTAATAATGATATAAATTCATCTTTATATTCCTCGAAATATTTCAAAGATTGGAAGTATCCGTTCAATGACACTGTTCCTTCATAAAAGGGTAATTCATCATAATTAAATCGTTTTTCGTGGATGCCGATCACATCTCTAGTGAGACACTTACCATATTCAAAATTCTTGAAAATCGTATCCTTATACACTAAAGGATTGGTTCCTTGACCAGCAAACCAATTATAAGGATTGATGATCAATTTCTTACCATGTTTTTTGGCATAAGCATAACCAGCAGCTATTTGGAATAACTGATTACCGACACCGCCAATAACATTCACGTAACAATTAGACATATTTAAAATTGAAACAATATAATTTTGTTATCGTAGTATGTTCCAAAATCAAAATATGAAAATTCTGCCTTTGGAGTTTTTTTCAATATGTTGAGTAATCCGTTTGGATCATAACCAACATCTTCTATTATAATAACACCTCCCTTTTCTATTTTATCAGAATATAATTCCAACAATTTAACATGAGAATCTGGAGAATGAGGGCCATCATCGATAAGAATCGTTATATTTTCAAATTTATTCGCTATTTCCTCGGTATATGCGTCTCCTACTATATACTCAACATTTTTTCCAGAAATCCATTCATTATTTATTGGTACAGAATGTTCATTTTTATCATATAGATTATCTAAACCATATATTTTACTATCTTCTGAAAAGTATTCTCTCCATAATTTTAAAGATGCTCCACTTCTAACCCCAATTTCGACTATAGTGTTATTATTGTCTCTAAATTTTTTAAAGAAATCTTCATAAAATTTATCTATATAAGATTTTGGATGACCTTTATCTGTCCCGTAATTGGGATTAACTCTCATATTTTCTTCATCGAAAATATTCAGTTTATATTCATTTAAAATTTGTTTCAATGTTTTCATAGTAATTTATTTATAATTTCATATATATTATTCTCCGTATGGAATCCCATATCATTTATTTTCGATGTATCTAAATACATCGACTCAACTTGTACAATTTTATGGAAATCTGATGCTTCCATACTTCCTATTTCGCTAGAAGAATTTATTGCTCGATGTGCATAATCTATAATATCTCTGAATAAGATTGGTTTCCCACTCGATAAATTATATGTTTCACCACTTTTTCCTTCAGACATTAAAAATTCAATACCAGAAACAACATCATCTATATGGATATAATCTCTATAAAAATAACCATTGTTATAGAGATTAATCGGGTTGTTTTCCTTCATCTCATTTATCAAATATTGAAGAGCGTTTTTCTTTTTTGAAATTTTAGAATCAGTATTTCCAACCACATTACCTAATCTTATTATTTTATAATTAATATTGAATGTTTTACAGTAAGAATGGATTAACAATTCAGCCGCATATTTAGTTATCGAATAAAATCCTCTTGGATTGCAAATCGAATCCTCTCTAGCTGGAAGGGTGGTGTCCCCATATACAAACCAAGAACTTATAAAGGTAAATTCCATACCTTTTATTTTTCTACATTCATCCAATACGTTCATAAGATGAATGAGATTTGTATTTATATCTAACTTAGAATCTGTTAAAACGTTGTAATTATCAACGGTGCTTATCAAGTATAAAACTTTATCACTAAGAGGAGTGAAAGAGTTTCTATCTATGATTACGACATCGGACTTCTTTTTATCACAAAAAGCCTGTCCTATAAAACCACTACCACCAAATACAGATATCATTGGAATTTTGAAATTACGTCTTCAATATAATCAAATACTGGCTGCGTGTAATGCGGTGCAGCCCCAACAAAAAATACAGAATTCAACACTTTGTTAGCTTCGGGATATTTTTTATAGTCATCCAAGTTTTTATACCCAGGATGTAAGAGAATATTTCCAGCAAAATAATTTCTCGTTTGAATTTTATTATCTTCTAAATGCTTAACGATTCTATGCTTAACGCCAATATCTTCACAGATAAATGGTGTGCCGAACCAACAAGGATCTGCTTTTTCTAAAACTTTCGGGCTTCTAATATTAGAGATATGTTTATTGAAAATTTCTGATATTTTACGATTAGAATTTCTTCTATTGGATTCCATTTCATCCAATTTTTCAAGCTGAACCAAACCGATAGCACCTTGTAAATCTAAAGGTTTTAAATTATACCCCATTTCAGAAAAAACATATTTATGATCTATAACACCGTCAAAATTCTCCAACCAATTATCAAATCTATTACCACATGTTCCACAAGGAAGCAAATTTGCAGCCCCCACACAGTAACAATCTCTACCCCACCAACTCAAACTAACAAACAATTTTTTAAGTTCGATATCGTTTGAACATACCATACCACCCTCTCCAGTTGAGATATGGTGAGCAGGATAAAAAGAATTAGAATACGCTACGTAGTATTCATTGAGATATTTTCCATCCCACTTACTCCCCAAACTATCGCAATTATCACCTACCAAAAGAATTCCATGTTTTTCACTGATAGCAATCAATCTATCCATATCAGGAGGATTTCCCAATACTGGAGAGACAAAAATAGCTTTTGTTTTATTTGTTATTTTGGATTCGATTTGTTCTAAATCGAAGTTTAAAGTATCCCATTCAATATCAACAAATACAGGAGTTAATTTATTTTGATAGATAACAGAAACGGTAGTAGCGAACCCAACAGGAGATACAATCACTTCATCTCCGTCTTGCCAATTAAATCTTCGTTTTAATGCTGAAATTAAAACAAGATTCGCGGAACTTCCAGAGTTCACCATATGTCCATATTTGGTATTAAACCTTTTAGAAAATTGACTTTCAAATTTATGAACCTTTTCTCCAGCAGTGATCCACTTACCATTTAAAAATGAATCTAATGCTGCTTCAGTCTCTCGATTATCCCAGTATGGACCAGAATAATAAATCGGTGTTTTACCAGCTTTAAATTCTTTAGCATTGTAGATATAAGGCGATACATGATTGCCTACCAGTGTTTTGATATCTTCTTTTAAGATCATAATTATTTTATGGTTGAATTAAAAATATAGGGGTTCGAATCTCTCGATTACATAATGAGCGTCTTCCACATTTTCCAAGAATTCTAATACCTTCTTGTAAAAAGTCAAGGGTCTTAATTTTATTTGATTCTTGGAAATTCCAAAATTCCATATTAATCAAATAATCCTTTTTTCCCATGGAAAGCAAATGGTTTAATTCCTATGGTTTCTGGTAATTGGGTTTCATGTGAAAAATATTTAGCAACATCAATATCCGCAAATTTCATCCCATGCTCTTTGTATACGTGACGATAATTGACGCATATAAACCCATCTTCATTACTAAATCCATGGAAAGATTTCCATTCCAATTTTAATTCTGAAGCTAGATCTGTCAATTTTTTACTTCTTAAAGAAACACTATTGCCGACTCGTATTAATTCACCATTTATATCTCTGTAAGAAAAATTATCATTGGGAAGCGGCCATGGTGCGCCAATGTAATCGTATTTTAAAAATTCATCTCTCCACATTTCAGGATTAATTATAAACCCATCATCATGAATCAAAATTAAAAATTCTGTATCAACGTGTTTCCCTAATTTATAAATTATATCATGATTCCACTCGTCTATATTTGACATTTTTTCAGTGAATTCGTGAGTGATTTGATCAGGAAGATTTTCGGGTGTAACGTCAGAAACAATTTTAACAGCCCCAAAATTTATACCACGCATACTATACTGCAAAGCTTTTATAGTCTGTGGAATTTTCACAGATGTCATCGCAATTAATGTAACATTTGGAAGATCGATCATATTTTATTGTTTAATCATGTGGTGATATTTTTCAATATTATTCAACAAATATTTTGGATAAGATTCATCTACTGGAACTAATTCAAGTTTACTTCTTGAAAACGGATCGATATTATTCTCAATATTGAAATTAATTTTGTCGAGAATATCTTGATTGTTGAGTTCTTGGTGGGAATAAGCCTTTATTTTATTTTTAACGTGATTTTGATCACCCATAAAACTAAAGTGCCACCCTCCATTTGATAACTCACAATTTTTTTGCGCTCGTAGTTCATTGAATGAATAGTGTTTAATATTTTTAAATCTACTGATCCGAGAACCTTTCCAATTGTATTCTTTCAATAAATTTATATAGTAATAATAAGTGGTTTGTTGGAGGGTAAAGAACGGCTCCATATCAATAAACTTATCAACTTTTGATAAAATTTCAGGGTTTGGGATTTCATCACAATCAGACAATATGATTATATCATCATCTGAACAATCCACTAATCCCCTTCTCACAGATTCTTTTTGAAAGAAATCCCGCCCATAATGGGGATGTATTTCGGGGATAAATAATTTCGTGTCATTTATAAATTTGTATATATCTTTCAGACATTCCTCATCGAATGATTTGGGAGTATCTATGGTTGGTAGATTCGTGAAATCTGTTGGAATATCGTTAATTTTAATATGAATTATTTTATGGAGAAATTTGGAAAATCTCTCTTTATTATCTTCGAAAATATAAGATTTCGGAAGACCACTATGGGTAACATCCGCTTCACACAACACGAAATAATCGACATATTCATCTAGTATATTGAAGCGGAGTTCTAATAAATCTAATTCATTAAAAAATATAAAACAGTCGTAAATTTTTCTCATAATATATTGTGTTGTTTGTAAAATTGTTGCGCTTCTTCTTTACACTCATCGTAATTGAACATATTCCCATCACGATCAATATATTTGAAAAATCTAGAATATACATCCCCTGTCGCCCAATATCCATTGCTCACATTGTGTCTAGCCCAATATTTTGGAGCTATGATTTCTTTACATTTTGTATTCAACCAAGCTGCCCACCATCCAAAAGACGAATTGGATATGATCAGCCACTTAGCTTGATTCACTACATAAAAATCAAATCCAACATCAACATGAATAGTTGGAATATCAAACGGCATGAATGTTTTACTAAGATTCACATCATCAGTAATAACCAAGAATTTCATATTTGAATTGTTTTTCAACATATGATTTATTGAATCCCTCCAATATTCTTTCCTCAATAAAACATTATATAATCCTGTATATTCACCACCTCTAAAATTAATCACACATAAATCGTCATTTAAGGAAATACCCATCTCTGATAATTGATCATCATATTTTTTCTTATAGTCATCATTAATAGAAAACCATTCTAATACGTCAGATCTCCTATCTATAATATAATCCTCTGATTGAAATAATCCACCAAATGCACCATTATCACCCAACATTATGGTATTATCTTCAATATGGTAAAGACGTTTATCCAAGACGGTAACATTAACTTGATCAACGTGATAGATACTTATCCACCTTTCATGAAACTCTTTGGTTATACCTTCAACTGGTTTACCAAAATCAACATTCATAAATTTCATCTGGTTATCCCCGTTGAAATAATCATGAGTAGGGGAAGACGTAATCCCCCACTCGTAACCTTTATATTCAGCTATAATTCTACACACAGCATATTGCCACATATGATTCCCTAAATTCCCCGTCAAATTTGTTGTGATCATTTATTTTTCGTATTTGGATTTAATATAAAAATGTTCATTGTCAATCATGTGGCTGGTGGTTGCTTGGGTTGTTTGTCCAGACCAAGTTCTCACCACTCCCAACGGAATATTACTCTGTAAAATAGTCGGTTGTCCATATTTCATAATCATTCTATGATAGAATTCTGTGTCCATCATATATGAAAGTTTCTCATCGAAGAAATTATCATCGTTGATAAAATATATTACACTCGGTGGTCCTAATGTATTAATACCATTAATGAAATTATCGTTACTATATGGAGTTCTCTGATTATAATATGCATTGGTATCACCGTTCAAATGTGTGTATTCATGAGCATACCAAGTATCTTCTAAGTTATTCAGAACATGTTTTAATGATTTTGAATTATAAAAAAAATCATCTTGGAACAATGGTTTGATGTATTTACCAGAGCTATTTTTAATACAGTTATTTAAATTTGCCGACATCGATCCACGCCCATGAGAATTTTTAAAATATTTGATATTTAAATCTTTAAAATTATCACAACACTTTTCAATTTCATTATCAAGAGAATGGTCAGAAACGATAATTTCGACATTCGATAGATCACATTCCTGCGCTCTTATAATTGATAAAGATTCACTCAAATACTTCACCCCAACACCACTCATTTCGTAGCAAGGAACACATAATGATAATAGTGGTTTATCTATCATATCACTTCAACCATGTGTAATCACATTTACATTCATCCACATCACTATAATCATCACCCTGCCACACTACAGACTTTTCACCGTTTTTCAAAACATAAGATGGAAATGCTCTATGGAAAGCTGCGTAGTAAACATCTACGGGTGCATTTGCTTCAGCAATCAGGTGTAGTATTTTAGGTATAATATCACATTTGATGGCATATGCATGTGTTGTTAAAGATGACACCATTCTAAATACATTATTTTTAACATGTGTTAAACCATTCAAATGATTACCACCCAAGTATAAAAATTTCCAATCATCAGGAACATCTATCAAGTTATTCTCAAAAAAAGAATTCAAGCCCTCATCGAATGATACGTCATCTTCAAATACTAATATTTTCTCATACCCTTCTTTAAGAGCTTTATTTAAAATATTCCAATGACTAGATAAGCAAGCTAGAGGTCCATTAGCTATTTTAGATTCATTTTTGATATTATTTTTATCAATAGCAGAAAATCTATCGACAATTATACCATCTCTTTCAAAGAGATTGGAACATTTTTCCCATCTATCTGGTCGTCTATCCAGATTTATACAATAAATTTTATCGAAATATTCGTTCAATTTTTTCATAAATTAGCAACATCTTTATTATATTGTTCAATGACTTGTAACCCCAAATTAAAAAGATGGATATTATCATGAGTTCCTCCGATATCAATATCGGTATCTCCATTGCTGGGGTTATATTTCTGAACTCTCCAAGACATGCCTTCGTAATGTTTGAAGTATTTATTTTCCATTTTAGCGTTTGCAACTGTTAATTCTGCTTTGATAACATCTTCAAACATTGTAGATCCGATATCATAAATTCTTTCAGATTTTATTTCTTTAGTTCTATAATGATCGTAGAATCTAATATTATTCGTTTTCAACTGTTCTAAATCTATAAAGCAAAACCAAGGATTCACTCTCGGATATAATGATTTTCCGCCACGATCACCAACAACTTCTCCCATTAGAGCAAATCCATCTTCTTTAAAGGTTTCATATGGTTTTGTTATATCTTGTAAGAACAAGACATCGGAATCGACGAGTAACATGTATCTAGTTTCCACAAGATCGAAAGCAGCATTGACAGCATTTCCATGTGAGGTGTTCAACATTTTAATATTTTGAACTCCCATCATAGATGATTTTCCAGTATCTATCACCATTATTTTAGGCAATACTGTGCAATTTTTTTCTATAGATTTTTTAAGATTCGCGATAAGGTCTGGAGTATCGCAATTACACGTTACAATCGTCAAATCATCCATTTTTTCTTAATTTCTTTTAAAGATTTTCCGAATTCATCCATTTCAGCTAAAGGTGTCTGTGCTGGCAAATGTCCGTGTTTTTCGAAAAACACTTTATCAGCATTTTCGACATTTTTCACAAACGATGGACTGGAACAAATGGAAGATGTTTCCATTGACCACCCATCATCACCAATATATTCCCAAGAATTTTCAATATCAGCAAACCACCAAAAAGGAGGATGATATCCTTTTTTAATAATCTCATATGTGTGGTCAACGTGTTCACAAGCATTATAATATCTATCATCCATCAGACCGACATCACTTAAACATTTCCTAGAATAATATGAAAATGAACCAACGCAGTGTTGGTAAAACGATATTCCAATATCATCATACTTCACGGTTATTTTTGGATTAGGGGTGATATTACCCATATCATCTCTCACTTTATTAGCAAATCCATGTTGTGAAAAATTGAAGTGTTGGATACCACTTTTCTTAGAGGCGTTAATATATGCTCGAAATACATCAGGTTTTTTGATAAACATATCATCTTCAATCAAGAAGATATGCTCACACCCAACGTCAATTAAAAATGATAATGCTCTATTTTTAGAAGCACCCACTCCTATATTTTTTTGGAGTGTTTCTATACGTGTTTGTTTGTTTCGCCAAACAAAAGATCCTTCGACATATCCACCGTCACCGTAAGATCGTTCATTTTTTGTGTCCTCGAAAACATACAAGACATCAATGTGAGCATCACATTGCCGAAGCGATTCTTCTAATTTTTTATACATGTCGGGTCTTCCGCATGTGATGATACCAACTCCTATTTTATCAATCCTCATACTTTAAAATTCTTAATTTGTTTAGTCAAATTCTTAAATTCGTTATCTTTTTCTTTCCACTGACCTTGTTCTTTCAACATTTGTTCCATCATCTCTAAATTTTTAGGATCGAGAACACTGCTTTCCGTTTCAATTAAATCACCTTTTGTATTGATAAATTCACCAACCCAAGCAATTCTATCATCAAGATTTGGGATATTTTCAATGGGAATGATTGCAGGGCAGTCCTCTGAAATAAAGAAAGGTGTATCCTCTAAGTGATCAGAATACTGTTCGTAAAGTCCTGTGAAGATATCATCAATTTCTTTAACATATTCTAGATTTGTGTCTCTCAATCCATCAGCAACTACTTTAATAGAGGGGTCGTATTTAATCCAGAAAATAATATCAAGATTCTTCAAAGAACGACGAACTACATCAACAGTAATACCAAGAACATCTTCCGATACCAAATCTCTTTCAGTGGCATGGAGAGTGTATACCAAGTTGTCTAAAGGGCAACGATCATACACCACATATTTTTCATTTTTATTTATCTCCAAAGATTGTGTCATCCAATCTAAAATAAGTAATTGTGTCTCCGCTGTGGTATTTGACGAATGCTTTAGATCATTCTCCTTGATAATATCTCTATATGTTTTAAGTGGGGTTTTATACATCGGCCATTTTTGTAAAAATGACTTAATCAATGTCGATTTTCCAGTATTATGCGCTCCAGCAAATGCGATTTTCATATCAATAAATTTACCAAGAGATTGATAAAAATCAAGTGTCTTTCTGTTAAATAATAATACATATGTCAGTTAAAAAGACACCTCGCAAGAGGAAAGAACGGGATGTGACAGAAGAATTTACTGAACACATCAAAAAGGGATTTGATTTAGCAAATTTGTATTTGAAAAACAATTACCCAATGACTGATAATCAACAGACATTTTATTATATGTCTCAAAGTCCGAGAAATAATATGGTGTTTGTGAATGGACCAGCGGGGAGCGCGAAAACGCATTTAGCGGTATTTTCT